GCCCGAAGCGGTGGCACAAGCTATGGTCGATAGAGGTAATCGCATACTGGATGGCGAAGAGTCGGCGTATAACGATGACATTAACGCTATGCGGGCAAGGGCTGCCCACGCTAACCTTTGTAGGTGGGGGTATGAGGACTAGGGTACGGGCGTGGCTCGACCTATGGGACTTCATCAGAGTGTTACGTAAGGAAGCACGGATGGCTAAGGAGTACAAGCTAAGGGTGAAGAGATGAGTAACACACTAGACTTAGGTAGCGACCACACGCTAAGGTTTACGTGTTGGGGACCGGATCGCGAGCTTAATCCTCAGTACGCGCACTTACCTGACGTAGATAAGTTCGGTGCAATCGTGAGCCACCTGACACCGGATGGTAGAGAGTGTGGTGGCGGTATCACGTTCGATGGTGAGGTAGCGAGAGCGACTAACCGTAGTCCGGTGTGGACAGTCGAGCAGTGGGAACCGTTAACACTAAGCCCGTCGCTCTTGTGTAAGACGTGTGGTGACCACGGGTTCATACGCGAAGGAAAGTGGGTTAAGGCATGAGGCGTCTACTAACACTGTTAGGATTCAGGGAGTGTACGGTGCATGGCTTCCGTTGGATGGGCACGGGTCTCTGTCCGCGTTGTTACAGGTTCCGTGACAGGTGGCCGCGATGACACTGTTAGGAGTTAAGTGGCACAGAGCACCGCGTAAGGCCAAGTGCAGACACTTGAACGCCGAACCGATCAACATGCTTACCAGTGTTAACACTGAGGCTACGGCGCAGAGGATGGGGCATACGATGATGCACTGTTACACATGTGACGCCTCATGGTGGGAACCGAACGCTAACCTGAGAGAGCTAGGCATACTGTGATTACTATTGCTGTACTAACCGTAATTGTCCTGTTCGCTCTTGCGTTAGTCCTACTAAGTTAGAATAGGTAGATGACACTAGGTATGGCTAAGGCTGAGTTATTACGTGATAGACGGGATGCTGCTCGACGTGACGGTGATTATGGACAAGCAGATGAGATGCGCCGTCAGTTGGTTAGTGGTGGTTGGATAGTTCGCGACTACAGAGACGGTACTAAGATCTTTAAGGACTACAAGCATGAGAGCTATTAACCAGAGACTTAAGCGTATGATGCCCAACTTCGGCTCTACCCTTGTGTACTGCCCCCGCTGCGGTAAGGGCGGCATGGTGTGGACACAATCCAGTTGGTATTGCCCGCACTGTCAGTTTAAGGAGGGGTGCTGCGGATGAGCCGACGACACCGTAAGCCCCCGGACAAATCGTTACTCCCGATTAGGGCAGGGGAGAGTGTGAGACTTAATGTGCCGGGGGAAGAGGCGAGGATAGGCATAGTGAAGAGTATTAATCCTGAAGACGGTAGTGCGGAGATAGAGTTAACACCTATGGACAAAGCAAAGCACACAGTCATTAGCGAGCAGAGAGGACCGGGTAAGCGCCCGGTCGGCATGATGGTGGGCTTCTACGGCTGTAAGGGTGCTCTTGTGCGTGTAGCCTGGCAGCGTACTAGAGCTAATCAGCCCGGACCCCGCGCCGTTGTTATCCACAGATGCCCTGCGTGCGGCCACCGCCACGGTGCGGCTAGATTCATGTGGCGCAGAGCGCACAGCGAGGAAGAGTTTAACTCTGCGATGGTGACACTGTGAGCACTAACCAACTGATAGACCTGGTTATGCACCCTGTCACGTTGCTTGCGTGCATGGGGTTAATTGCGGTGTTAGTGCGGGGGATACTGTGACCATTGACGACAAACTCATAATCCTTATGTTCAAGATGAATGGGTATACACCTACCGCTGTGTACTTTGTCGAGACAGAGGAGGTCGCGCTGATCGGCGATGGGCGCATGGACTTCCGCCGGTTAGCCGAGCAGATGGGACTGGAGGAAGAAGAGTAATGGACAGGGCTCAAGCTATACGAGACGCTGAATTCCACCGGGAGACACATAACCGCTGGCGACTCTATCTGATTAAGAATGGTGATCGTTCTGATGTTACTCAGTACACAGGGGACATTGCACACCAGGAAGAGTGCATTGCCAGATACGACAACATACTTGAAGTGTTAAGGCATAGATACCCGAACGTTGACATTATCGAGAAAAGCGAGGAGTACCACGATGAGGAAGAGTCCGTCCTGTCAGCTAACGATTTGCGACCGTTAGGTAAATGATGAGCCTACACGGTGACTCATGGCGGTGGGGGTTGGCTGAGTACGACACCCCCTATCAGTCGAGCATGAGCATAATCGAGAGAGGTAGAGGCCCGACACGTACTAAACCTTTTGGGTTCTCTCGCGCTCTGGCGCCCGACCCTAACAACACTGAATGGGCACTGGCAGCTAACGGGGTGGAGGCAGACGAATGAATGTCGCGCTGATAGTTGCATTCGTCGCAGCGGCTGCAACTCCGTTGGTTACTTACCTAATCGCGGTTCGGAAATTCTCCGGCAAGATTGAGACTTCGGATGCTAGGGAGTTGTGGGCCGAGTCACGTTCTATTCGTGACTGGTCACAGAGACGCATAGAGACGTTGAATGCTGACGCTAAGGAGTTGGAGGCGCGGGTAAGGACACTGGAGATTAATAACGACTCATTGGCAGAGGAGAACCGGAAGCTAATACAGGAAGTACACGACTTGACCACAACCGTAGTCGAGTTGCGCGATGAGATTCGTGTACTCACTAGACAGTTAAAAGTATCGAGGAGACGTGTGGCCGAACTAGAGGAGGAACCGAGTGCCTGATCCAGAATCCATAATCAATCCGATTAAGCGTACGCTGCACAATTTGGTTATCGCAACGGTAGTTATTTATATCGGTCTGCTTCTAGTGGGGGGGTTCACCCTACGAGAGTCAGTTAACACATCTAACGAGTCCGAGACTACCCATACCTCTTTATGTACATTGCGTGCGGATCTTAAAACCCGAGTGGCAACGTCAGAGGAGTTACTACGTAGTAATCCGGCTGGCATCCCAGGTATTACTGCTAAAGCAATTAAGGAAAGCCTTGCCGGGCAACTACGTACAATCAAAGCCTTAAGTGTGTTGGAGTGTGACTAAATGACCATCGTGATCGCACCCTCTGCACGGGGGAACCTCGCAGGATTTACTGCTTACTCTTCCGCCGGTGGCGAGGTTAAGGGCATGATGGTTATAAAAGACGATATGGGTATACCTTACTTTAAGCCTAACGATATGGATGCATGGAAGAGGCTTAAGGAAGTGGATGCTAAATATAATGGGGGTGTTAGAGATGCAAATGTGTAAAGAGCATTGGGTTGCCCTGCACGATGAACTAGTGAGAGGCGGCTTAGAGTCCTACATGACAGACGATGGTGAAAAGGCACTCAATCGGCTGAAGGACTCCAACGAGCGCGGAAAACTAACACTAGCCAACTTCGAGCCCATGATGGTTGCACACAACCTTATTCTCCAGAACGCGGTAAACAACTTCGGAATAGCTGTTATCGCACAAGAGGGATGCCCCCTGTGCTGGATGACCGAAGCCCACACGATAATGTGTAGAGATCCCAATTGCGACAAGAGCAATTTCGACCATTGGATTAGGTACGCAGTGGGGGACACTGTAGAGATGCTTGAGGAAGTTAAGGAGGCAGAGCAGAAGTGAAGGGTAAGCGTTACCCATACTCTGGCGGCGGTATCGAGCTAGAGCACGCTGGCGATTACTGCGGCCCTGTAATGGGCTTCACTGGCGAACGCCCCGCAGTGTTCTTCGTTCTTCCTAACGGTAACGATGAAGGCCACGTCGCCAGCATACGACACGTTACCTCCCCTCCCCATGTGTTTATGGAAGAAGACGATGGTACGTTAACTATTCAGCCTTCGATTAGTTTCGAGGATAGAGACAGGTATCACGGTTACCTTGAGAACGGAACATGGCGAGCGGCATGACGCAGACTAAACTTCCTCCCGGTACCGCAGATAAAGTGGTGGCAAAGCTGTTCCCCGCACCTGATCCTTATATGTACAACCCCTCCCTCTGGCTTGAAGAAAAGCTAGGCGAGAAATTATGGTCTAAACAGGAAGAGGTTAAGGACTCAGTAGTTGCTAACCGTTACACCGCTGTACAGTCCTGTCACGATAGCGGCAAGAGTTATACAGCGTCCCGCTTAATGTCATGGTGGATTGACAGTCACCCTGACGGTGACGCCTTTGTGGTGAGTACGGCACCCAGCCAAACTCAAGTCGAAGCTATCCTTTGGCGAGAGGTCGGTCGTGCTCACCGCAAGGGCGAACTAAAGGGACGCATTACTTACGGTCAGGTTCCACAGTGGAAGCTAGGTAACGAGATCGTAGGGTACGGACGCAAGCCACAGGATCTCAATTCGATTGAGGAGGCGATGGCAGCGTTCCAGGGCATCCATGCTAAGTACGTCCTAATTGTTATTGACGAAGCGGGAGGCGTGCCTAAATGGCTTTTCGACGCAGTGGACACTTTGGCAACCAACGAGGCAGCCCGCGTGCTGGCTATTGGGAACCCCGACGATCCCGCCTCGCATTTCGAGAGAGTGTGCCGACCGGGCAGCGGGTGGAACGTAATCCAAATATCTGCATTCGACACACCCAACTTTACGGACGAACAGGTACATGAGGATGTATCGGACCTATTACTTTCAAGGCTCTGGGTAGAGGAACGTAAACGCCGTTGGGGTATAGCTAGTCCGCTGTATATCTCTAAGGTGTTAGCTGAGTTCCCCGAGGTTAGCGATGACACACTTATCTCTCCGGCAATGCTTAAGTTAGCCTGTGCTGTAGAGCTTCCGGGGCTCGATTCCGGCCAGTTCGGTGGAGACATTGCGCGGCACGGTGACGATGAGACTGTGGCCTATCGAAACCGTGGCGGTGTCATTCGTCTGGAGAGATCCGCACACAAGCAGGATCTGATGAAAACGGCAGGCATGTTTGCCGCACTGGTCGAGCCCTTCAAGGGGAAGGTGCCTATCGTTGTCGATTCCGATGGCCTGGGAGTCGGTGTGTATGATCGCCTCGCGGAGCAGAACCTGCCCGTAATCGAGTGGCGAGGCGGTGCGAGAGCACGCGATGACAAGCACTTTATTAACCGACGCGCAGAAGTGTACTGGCACTTGCGCGAAGAGATGGCAGCAGGACGTATCGACCTTGATCCTAACGATGAAGATGCCTTAGCCCAACTCGGCTCGATCAAATATGACATTGATTCCAGTGGGCGAATTAAGGTGGAGAAAAAGAGAGAGATGAGGGAACGTGGTTTACCAAGCCCTGACCGAGCAGACACGATAATGATGAGTGTTAGGCCGCGCACAGTATGGCCCGCCGAGATGGTGCCCGATAAAAACCGCATGGAGAAAAAGGCTAAGTCAATGACCGCCGGACTGAGGGAGAGGAAGCTGTGACTAGAACCACGGCAGAATTTGGATTCCCCTATCCCGAGGGTACGGACCCGGCGGACGGCCCCGCACAGTTGCAAGCCCTGGCCGAAGCGGTAGAGGCTGATGTTAAAGTGTTGGACCCGAGATACTTCAGAGCAGGTACGTCTGGCCAGCTAATCATCGTTAGTGGTACCGGCGCCGCCGCGTATGCCGCAATGAGAGGCGACGCGACGATCATCGCTGACGGTACTATTACTATCGGTGACGATAAGGTTATTAACAGACACATTGGACCTGAGGCTGTTACTAATCCAGAGCTTGCGGATAACGCAGTCACTCAAGCGAAAATGGCCGATAACTCTGTGGGGGCGGCTGAGCTTATTGCAGACTCGGTTGGTAGTAGCGAGCTTGCACCGGACAGTGTTACCGCTACCGAGATCGCCACTGGCGCCGTAGGTAATACCGAGATTGGTACCAATGCGGTTGACAGTGACGAGATTAAAGCCGATGCGGTTGGTACCGCAGAAATTGCAGCTAATGCGGTGGGTAACTCTGAGGTCGCAGCCGATGCCGTTGACAACGCAGAGATTAAAGATAGAGCGGTTACCTCCCGCAAAATAGTATTGGATTGCGGGGTTGTAGAAGCGACCGGGGACCTTAATGCAATGAAAGGTTTCTACGCGGATGTTCCAGGAGCTAGTTTGGCAATAACACCGGCAGTGGCATCATACATTTTGATAACCGCACATTGGACAGTTATTAATGATTCCTCAGGGGTTATGGGAATTGCCGGGTTACTTAACTTGGACGCAGCGGACCTGACAAGCGAGAAGATTCCCATAACTATCTTTACTTCCACCGGGGGCATTTACGGTGGTAGGCAAACCGTATCGATGAGTTACAAACTCAGACTTACTGCGGCGGCGCACACAATTAAGATGCGAGCTAAGGACCCGACTGACCTCGGTTTCGCTCGATGCGAAGCAGACGGTACTCGATTCACTTATATGCTGGTTGCACAGTAAGGAGACAGACTAATGACACTTAAACAGATCAAGCGCAAGATTCGTAAGGCTCGGAATAAACTCTCCCGCGTGGCGTCGGGGATGGCAGTTGCCGAGCGAAGGATTAAACACCATAGGCAGCAGCGCCGGAAGTTCCCTGAGAGCGCCTTCCCTAAGCAGCACGAGCGAGCCACAAAGTACTTGCGCCGCTGGCAGAAGCGGCAGAGTTGGCTACGCGACCGGCACGTATTCCTCCAAACACTTCTAGATCGCCGTCTGCGTCAGAAAGTTAAGTGGCTTAAGGCGCACCCCGAACCTGCCGCTAATCCGAGTGGGTTAACTTGGATGGACGGGCATCAAGTCGCAGGGTGGATCGCGGAGATCCTACTGCGAGCGCGAGCTACTGGACTGTGGAACGGTTACGTTATCTCCGGGTGGCGCTCGGCCGAGTACAGTGAGCAACTGTGCTTCAACATGTGTGGCCAGCCATCATGTTCCGGTACCTGTGCGGGGCGTAACACTAACCACACGGGAATTAACTTCCCCGAAGGGGCGGCTGACATTACCGACCCTGACGGTTTGGAAAACGCGATGGATGAGCTTGGCGAGGATCGACTGCGAAACGATCTTCCCGCCGACGCGCCGCACTATTCTAACAACGGTCACTGATGAACTTCTTAATCCCAACCGCAACTAAATACTCCTTTAAGAAAGGGGACACGGGCATCGTCCCGTGGGCAATCCAGAGGTCGCTTAACCAATTCGGCAACAAGCTGGTAGAGGACGGTGTGTACGGGCCTAAAACTAAGTTTGCTGTTACTAACTTCCAACTAACGTCAGGTTTGTTTAAGGATGGTGTATTCGGCCCGGCCAGTTCTAGGCAAATGGCTTACGTACTGGAGGAGTTGGCCGAGGAACGCCTGCCGGTTATCCCTAGCGGAATCCTTAAAGGTATGGTAGAGGGAGAGTCCGGCAACTTGATTGGGGCAGTTAATTGGGCGGTAGCCGGTGGTGTGGATTGTGGGTACCTGCAACGCCGCGTCTACGAGTCCGGTTATAAAGACGTGACTGTTATTAAGCGGGCCTTCGACGGTTACTACCAAATGGGACTGTTGGTTATCCAGTTAGGTGAGAGGCATAAAACATTCCTTGACAGGATAGGAGCCAAAACCCATGAGAGAGCTTGGCGCCTCGCAATTCTTAATCACAATTACCCATCGGGAGCAGACACGATAAGTAGGAAAGGCATTGAGGGGTTGTCTAGTTATTGGACTACCCCGCAGAGTTGGGTAATAAATATCGGAGCAAGATTTCCTGATGGGGTTCTGATTCGTACCCCGCTCGAATGGTGTCAGCATTATTCCCTAGGAAATAGCGAGCATAACGATCCGGGGGTCATGGCCCGGTTTGTTACGCAATGGAATTAAGGAGGAGTAAATTCATGTTCGGTAATACACTCGCAGAAACTCAGAAGGCAGTTCTGGCCCTGTTGGTTTCAGGACTAACCCTCCTTGGGTTTTTCGTAGTGTTCGATCCGGGCTTTAACGAGGCAGCGGTTGCAGTTACCGTTGGCGCGTTTAACGTGCTCGGAGTATTCCTGGCTAAGAACCACACTCCCGACGATGTACAGAAGTCGGTATCGGCCCTAGCCGCATCAACTTTGGGGCTGGTTGGGTTCTTCGTCACAGTGGATGCGAACACTACTGAAACCGTACTAGGTATCGTGGCGGCGCTAGTTAACGTGTACGCGGTCTACCGGGTCCGTAATGAGCCGGTGACTGAGGGCGGATTCTAGTGTCACCTGAGATTCAGAAGGTTGGCCCGCCTCCAGTTACGGAGAAAGGCACGTCTGGCTCCATTGCGGGGGTAATCCCCGCATGGAGTCGGCTGCACACCTTCATTGATTACGACGAAGTTTCGCCAGAAGTACAGTGGCCCTTGTCGGTAGATGTGTATGACAGGATGCTTAACGACTCACAGGTTAAGGGACTACTGCTCGGTTGCATTCTCCCGCTTATGCGCTTCCGGTGGTACCTGGATAAGAACGGTTCCCGCCCAGAGGTATACGAAAAGATCAGCAGAGATTACGGGATACCGTTGCTAGACGAGGAGAACATTACACGCCCACGACTTCGTAACCGATTCAGTTTCAAAAATCATCAGAAAGACGCCTTCCGCTCACTCACCTTCGGACACTACTACTTCGAGCAGGTAGGTGTTATCGGCGAGGATGGTTTGTGGCATATTAAGAAACTTGCCCCGCGTCGTCCTAAGTCAATCATGGAGATTGAAGTTGCCGATGATGGCGGGTTGGAAGGTATTAAGCAGGCCGTTGGGCCGATGGCGCCGACGATTCCGGTTAGCCAGTTGGTCGCTTACGTGTGGGATCAGGAAGCCGGTAATTGGGTTGGCCGCTCAATGCTCCGCGCCTGCTTCCGTAACTACGTGCTCAAGGATGTTCTTATGCGCGTGGACGCGGTTAAGCATGAGCGCGCTGGCGCCGGTACCCCTGTGATCGAAGCACCCGAGGATGCAACTCCAGAAGTGATCCGAGCCCTGGATCAGATGGCGCAGAAATTCCGGGCCGGTGAGGAGTCGGGTGGAGCTATCCCACACGGCGCCAGTCTGGAGCTAACAGGCATTAAGGGGATCGTGCCTTCCACTGTGGATTCAATGAACTTCCATAATGAGGAGATGGCACGCAGCTTCCTAATGATGTTCATTAATCTGGGCTCTACCGAAACGGGGAGCCGAGCATTAGGAGCTAGCTTCATTGATTTCTTCGCTTATGCACAGGAAGCAGTAGCGGACTGGTTCGCTGACGTTTTCAACGAGCACGTAATTGAGGACGACATTGATTGGAATTACGGAGAGAAAGAGGAGCAGGTACCAAAGCTTTGTTATGCCCGCGTCTCAGAAGAGGATCTTCCGACTTCCGATCTAGTAAGTCTGATTGATTCCGGTGGCGTCCAAGTGGACCCAGAGTTGGAGAATTACATTCGGCGGCGGTACAGGTTGCCGCAAGTCGATTCGAATTACATTAACCCTAATCCGCCTGATCTTCCGAGAAATGGAAATGGCAATGGCAACGATTGACTTAGCAGAGTTTGTGACGGTTAGAGATATTCCCGTACTGGAGACGGGGATTAATTACCCTGCCAGCACGGGGCCGTTTACGTGTACCTCTTCGATGCTAGAGGAGGCGGTGCTATCCCAGAGCGACCCGCACATCCTGCCGCCAAGGGTAAAGATCGGACACAGTGATAACCCGATTAACGATGACTTGCAATCCCTGTGGGAGGAATTGAACGGGGACCGCGATGAGAGTAAGCCTGCGTTGGGGACGATCCAGAATTTGAGGGTTACAGAGGACGGGCAGACACTCATCGGAGACTTCTACGGAGTACCCGCCTGGTTGGCGGCGATTCTTGAAACAGCTTACCCGGCCCGCTCGATTGAGGGCGGGCACTGGAAGAACGATGCAAACGGTAAGGACTACGCCTTCACACTGGAAGCAGTATCACTACTCGGCGTAGTCGGTCCTGGCTGTACGTCGCTTGCCGACCTACAGGAATTGTTCTCCAGAGAGGGGCCGAATGTGACTGTGGTAGAAATGTCACAGTCAAATGAAAGAGGAGGTAATCCCATGCCGGTTGTCGCTCAGGTGAACGTCGAGGATATTCGCCGGGCCTTCTATGACGATTGGGCTCAGGGTGATCGTTACTGGTTTTGGGATCGTGAACTTCTAATTGATCCCTTGGAAATGATTATCCAAGATCCCGATACAGGACAGTTGTACAAACTCCCCATTAACCTGAAAGATGGCGACGGTATTGAGTCGGTAGATTTCGGGACAGCGGAGCCGGTGAAAGTTAAATATGTACCGGACTCCTCTGGGGAGGAGATCGAGGTAGAGGCTGCGAGGCTTATTGCTCCGCAGATCAAAGGAGCGGGCCAAGTGCTCGCAGTTAATCACAAACCGTTCCGCTTGGAAGAGTACGAGCGGAGGAAGGAGGCACCTAGAATGGGTGTCAATATTCCTACTCTACGGAAAGTATTGGATGTGGGTGAAGATCTTCTCCCCGACGATGCTTCCGAGGAGCAGATTAATGCTATGTTGGCTCTAGCCGAAGAGGGTAGAGTTGAAGACGAAGAGGTAAGAGTCGAAGATGAAGAAGTAAGAGTTGAGCCCGAAATAGAGGGCGATGGTGAGGAAGAGGAGGAAGATAATCCTCCCGAACTGAGAGTGGATGACGACGGTACGGTGAAGGTAGATGCCGAGCAGTTTAAGTCCCTCCAGGGTGCGGCTCAGATGGGAGCAGATGCACGTAAGGTGCAACTCAGTACTGAGCGCGAAAATCTCCTCACTAAAGCGGTCGAGGATGGAAAGATTCCACCCGCCCGTAAGGAGCATTGGAGGAAGCTGTACAAAGCCGATCCCGAAGGGACTAAGGCAACGATTGAATCGTTGGCGGATGTTGTCCCGCTTAAGGAGCGCGGTTCTTCACCTAGTGAGGACACTGCCTCTGCTGAGGGTTACGATCAAAGCTGGCTCTCCGCTAAGGAGCGCGAGCAGGTCGCAGAGGCCCGCAGAACCTCCAGTCCGATTACACAGGAGGTTAGTTAATCATGGGTGCAGCTAACGAGTGCATTCCGTATTACGAGCCCGGCACCCGCATTACTGGTCATGCCAGCGCGGCGGTAGTCGGGAAGCGAGTTGCAGATATCTCTGCGGATTCTCAGTCGGGGCCGGGACTTTCGGCTACGGCTGAGGGTGGCAACATTGTAGTTGCCACTGCCGCTGCGAGAGCTAAAGGTATCGGCGTGTTTTCGCACGACGCTGCCAGAGATGAAAAGGTTACTGTGCTCTGCTCCCCTATGGTGGTTCCAATTACGGCGGAAGCCGGAATTACCGCCGGGGAAGAGGTACAGGTTGGCGCTGCCGGTGGTGTTGTTAAATATTCCGACGGCGCCAAAATCGGCCGCGCTCTAGCAACCGCTGCCGACAGAGATGACACGATGGTGAAGCTTTATGACTAAGCACACCGTTGTAGAAAGGAGCAAGAGCATGGATAAGTCTGATTTCCTAGAACTTGCTCACGATTTGGCAGAGGCGAATAGATCGTCTCGGCTTGCCGTGGCAAGGAACATCCGTGCTGGACTGCCGCCCATTATGGGAGCGGACGGGGGTAACCCCTCTCACCCGTTGGGACCGCCTACGGTTTCCGGCAATACCATTACGGTTGACACGATGCTTAAACAGCCAACCCGTGTTACCCGTATGATTATGGATCTGTCCCTCCAGAAATTCATCGCCGACCGTGTGTTTTCCAGCGCCGGTGGTGTACAGGGTGGGGCGGTTATTTACGATCAGGCTGTCGAGAATGAACTATATACTGACCGGGATGTGCAGCGAGTAGCCCCGTCAGGTGAATTCCCTCTCGTCACTGCACCGCGCTTGATTCCGAAACTCGCAGAAGTCGAGAAGTGGGGCGGCAAGGTCTTCATTACTGATGAGGCTAGAGACCGCAACGACGCTGCCGGTTTCACAAATAAGGTGCGGCAACTGACCAACACTATTATCCGTAAGATTAATCAGCGTTCGGTAGAAGTATTGGACGCTGCAATCGCAGCGGGTACCCGTAGAGCTACGGGTGTGGATTGGTCTACTGTTGTGGTAGGTGGTTCCGGCCAGTCGAACGCAGACAAATTCCCTGCACGGGACTTTGCCTTGGTCGATCAGTTGGCCACTGAGGATGAGCTAGGGGTTAAGTACACCCTGTGGCTTCTTAATCCTCAAGAGTACACGCAACTCATCATCATTTACGGGGCACAGGGGCTCACCGAGCTTCTGAACGCACTAAACATTAGTGTGTACGTGTCCAACCGTATTACGGCTGGTAAAGCCCTAGTAGTTGCTGAGGGACAGGTCGGGGAGATGCGGATTGAAAAGCCGCTGTCATCCGAGACCTGGCGTGATCCCGAAGGACGGGAGCGGACGTGGTTGCAGTCAAGCGTCCGTCCAATCATGTATGTGACTAACCCGTTCGCTGTCCTAGAGGTTTCAGGACTGAACGGTTAAGGAGAAAGACAATGGGTAAGACCGAAATGGAGACACGTAAGGTTAAAATTCGGGCACATTCCTACCTCAAGGATCTCGTTGACGCATTTGGTAACGAAAAGACTCTGTACCGTGTTGCTAAGCGCGGAGACGAGATCCAATTGTCTGCTAAAGAGGCAAGGCGCGGCGACTCCCTTGGAGCCTTCTGGAAAGAGGACGAAGAGGAGGCACTGCAAGAGGCTTTGGCGGCTAGCGGTGAGGAGGGTGGTTCATTCGATCCGGCGGAAGCGGGCGAAGATGAACTGGTTGCATGGATCGAGACGGAAAACCCAACTGTGTCTGACATGCTAGAGGCGGCTGGCGGCGACCCGGACGTTGCACGCCGGTTGCTCGAAGCAGAGCAAGCCACAGGTGATCCTCGTAAAGGGGCCGTTGAGGGGCTTGGGGCTGTTATTACCCGAGCACCCTAAAGAAAAAGGCCACTGGAATCCCCGCCGGGCAATTCGGTTCGGTGGGGATTCGCGGCCACTTACTTAAGGAAGAGTCTCAAAAATGGCTGACTTCGTTTTTAATATAGCTAAAGGCCGGATTGTGGAGTATTACAATCGGGTAGAGAATAACGATCCTAGTACATCCGCACTTGTTATCGTCCTGCTGGCCACCACGGGTGTTGAATCCGATGCAGTGTTGGTCGATAAGGATGATTTGGCGGCGGTGGTTTCTGGAGCAACTAACGAGGCGACCAATACGGGTTACTCCCGCAGAGTTCTTACTGACACAGAACTCGCCGCTCTGCCTGCGCCTGATGACGGTAATGATCGGTATGACATTGATATTCCCGATCTTACTTGGTCAGCCGTAGCCAACGATGGCACTGGCGCCGTCTCAGACTTACTAGTCTGTTATGACGCTAACACTGGCGCTGGCACGGACTCAGATATTATCCCTCTAACCTGCCATGACTTCGCTGTGACGCCTGACGGCTCGGACATAACAGCGGTGATCGCGGCGGCGGGATTCTTCAGGGCTAGTTAAGGGTGCTTTAAGTGGCTATCCCAACACAGGTACAGGATGAGAGCGGAAGCGGGGCAGGGTCGCTATCTAGCCTTCTGCCTGTAGGTTGGCAGGATGGCGACATTGTTTATGTGTGGATCGGTTGCCTAACCACGGATTCACTCCCAACCACAACGGGTGCCTCTCCTCCTAACATCGCGGCTTCCGATTCAGGATGGACTCAAGAGGCGGGTAGCCCGCAAGGTGTAACAGGCGGAACTAAACTGTATATGTTCTGGCGCCGGATGAGAACCGGGGATACGTCTCCACAGACGGGAGACTCCGGTGCTTATCAGGTGTTTAACGCCGTCGCAATACGCGGAGCCTTAGCTTCAGGTACACCCCATGAGGCGACGGCGTTCGGGTCGGAGACGACTTCTGATACGAGTCTTTCTATACCCTCAATTAGAACTTTGGGGGCTGACCGTTACATCCTTGGCGCCTGCACAACAGGGGCCGACAAAACAACATCGCAGTTTGATTTGTGGACTAACTCTAATCTCGCCAATATAGGAGAGATTAAAGATGAGTGTACTAATGTCGGTGACGGAGGCGGCGTCGCCTCTTATGCAGGAGAGAAAGCTACCCAGGGGGACACGGGAGCAACTACAGCTACTTTGGCTACAGCTTCGCCTAAGGCGTATGTTCACTTCGCAGTTATTCCCGCCTCTTCCGCACAACAAGTTAACGTAAAACAATCCACAGAGACAAGCGCCTCGCAGTCTTCCGGCAAGATTAAGAGAAAGTCACTTACACAGAGAACCGAAACCCAACTGGCGCAAGCCACCGGCAAGGTGAAGACAAAAGCAGTAGCCGAGGTTCTGGCCGGTGTTGATAGAGCGTTGGCTATTGCTTTCTTACGGACCTACACAGTTAAAATAGCTTCGGAAGCGGGTACTGCTCAAGTCGCAGGGAAGTTGAAGGTTAAGGTGGTAGCGCAACCGTCCGCGACAGAGGTAGCCCTAACCATCGGCCCCTCCCGCGCATTCCCCGTAGGCCAAGTGACAGAGGCAGATGCCCCCGGCAACATTGCGGCTGGAGAGTTGCGGCCTGTGGGCGACGCGCAGGAAACGTCCCTGGCGCTCAGAATCAGCGCGGAGCGGTCCTACTCCCTGGGGCAGGCTTCCAGCGCCTCCAGCGCCCTAAGAGCGGCCCCTGTGCGTACACGTAGGATCGACGTAGTGCAGGCGGTCGAGCCCAACTCGGCCGAGTTGATCGGCAAGGCCAGAGCGTACGCCCCGACTCAGACAGGCGAGAGAGACGTGGCCATGAACGTCGCCGCCACGCACGCCGTACCTGTCGAGCAGGTCGAGCAAGCCAGCATGGCACAGTCGATCACGCCGATGAAGACTTATGCAGTCGGTTTGCCTATAGATACCAGTTCGGCTCAAATCTTAACGTCGAGTAAGGCATTAGGAATTAGCTCCACTGTATCTGTCGATAGAGCCTTAGTCAGCGCGGCTCTTAAGGCATATCAACTTAAACAAGTATTTGAACAGGATTCCGCGCAGATCATTAGCGGTAAAGGGGAGCAGTTAATCTCTGTCGCGCAGGTTTTTGAAACGGATACTTCCTTTAGAGTAACTGCCCCGATCAAAGCTACGATTGGTCAGGTTACGGAAGCCGACAAAACAGGGTCCGTTGCGCCTCTCAAATCAAAGGTGTTGGGGCAGGTTGCCGAGACGAGCCTACCGCAATCGGTTTCTAGCATTCACCTTAAGACTTTGGCGCAGATTAATGATTCCAACTTCGCACAATCGGTAGGTAAGCTGCGTAGCGTAACTCTAAGTGAGACTTTGAGTAACGAAGGGGCTGGGGCGTTCGAGTCGCTTAAGGAAATACTGCTCGGATTTGTAACGGAAACGGACTTCGCCTTAGAGGTTAGTGACAAAGCTCCCCCCATACTTGTCCTTGTCGGGGAGTCGGCGTCGCTTGAGATCGCGTTGGCGGTGCTCCGCAAAGCAAGGATGGGTAGCGGTGTTGTTAGTACCGAAGAGGTTGGACAGGTTTTCCGCATCTCGGAGCCGGTGGGTTCAGGGTCGGCCAGTGAGTCGAGCGGCAGAGGACTTACCGGCGATGAGCGGGTGGGATCTTCTAGAACCAGTACCGAGCCGGTTGGGGGTACAGAGTGAGTATTGATCGCGGTGATATTCGTAGACTTAACTTCGAGGTTCGGGACTCTGAGGACAGACTTACCGATCCGACCGAACTTAAACTGTTTATCCAGCCCCCCGAAGAGGGAACTGAGATAAGACGTGAGTATCCGCCCTCAGGTGACATTGTTCGTGAGGACATTGGCCTGTACTCCTCAGAGTTGGAATTGGATGAGGACGGCCTGTGGTCATTCCGTTGGGAAACTAAAGGTGTTGTACAGGTTTCCGAAGAGGGCACAATCTATGTGGATGGGGGAGCGTTCGATCCCGGTCCCGATCTTGGCGTCTACGCGCCAACAGTTAGGGAGATCGGGCAGTTTATGATCTCTCGCACTACAGGCACTAAATGGGGGGACGAACTTGGCACCTTCAATGAGGACACAGAGCCGACTGGCGAGCAGGTCGCGAGATACATTGTGGAGGCTTATAACGAAGTATCGTCTGTGGTAGGGGACTTGGATCAAGATGAGGGTACGTTCCCCTGTATTGTCAGGACTAGGAGACGGGCTAAGAGTGCCGTTATTGTTTACACAGCAATGCTTATGGAGATAGGTAAGTTTTCTGAGCAGATTGGTACCGGGGGTACATCGCCGTTTGATCGCTTGGAGAGACTGTACAACGGCAAGATGAAAACCCTAATCACATCGGTAACTGATTGTGTGGGAGGGGAGCCTGGCGCGGTAGGGGACTCCACCGCTGGAATGCCTAGTTACAACTTCGGCAATATCGAAGGCGTAGCGGAGAGGGAGTTCTAATGCCCGGACGCTTCTATCTGGATTTCACTGTTACCGGAGAGACTGCGGTTGCCCGCAAGATTCAAGCAATGGGTATGCGGATTATGAACCCACTCCCCGCATTTACACAGATTGTACAAATGATGGAGGACGATATAGAGGAGTTGTTTGAGAGTGAGGGAGCCTCTTCCGGTAAACCGTGGGCTCCACTTGAACCGGCAACAATAGTGCAGAAGATTAGGAAGGGTCAGAACGTAAACACTCTGACTGCTACCGAAAGGTTGCGGGACTCTCTAACAGGGGGGGAAGGCGGGGCGACGAAGATTACTCCGGTTGGAATTGACTTCGGCTCTGAGGTAACCACAGAGAGTGGGATTAACTTGGCTGCCTTGCATCGGGGGGGTACCTATACGATGCCAGCCCGTGACCCCGTAGATTTCAACCCCCAACAAATCCTGTCTTACGTAAAGGTGTTGGAACGGTACATAGTCGAGGGATTGGCAGGTAAACGGTAATGACTCTGTTTGACGTAATGAAGACTGGATGGGATGTAGAGCAGGCGGTTATGAACCATCTTGATTACTGGTTGCCCGCTTACTTGGCAGAGATCGAGCGGCAACGAGGGATCAGAGCTAAATCCTTGCCGATGATTAAAGCCTTCACTAGCTCTAACCAATTCCGTAAGTGGCCTGACGAACGCTTCCCAACCTGTGTTGTAATCAGCCCTGGGATTGTCGGCGAGCCTTTGAGGGATGGTGAGGGTAAGTACCGCGCCAATTGGGCAGCGGGAGTTGCGGTTGTGGTTAAGGGCCGCAAGAGATCTGAAGTGTCAGAGACGGCAAAGCTATATACCGCTGCGGTTCGGGGAGCCATATTACAACACCCGTCACTAGATAACTTCGCTGGGGGAGTGGATTGGATTGACGAAACTTACACAGATGTTCCAGTGGAGGATGAGCGCACGTTAGGAGCGGCGCAAGGAATCTTTCTAGTTGAGGTAAGGGGTGCAGTTAATACCAATGCTGGTTTAGTTACTGCCCCCGATGACCCATATGACGTACCGAGAGACTGGCCAACGGTTCAGACAGTAGATATTAGAGTCGAGAGGCTAGAAGAGGAGGAGTAGTGTCAAAGCAAGATACATACCGTGTCGTTAGTCGGCACGTCGAAAGCCTCTCTTGCGGTCAAATGCTGGACCCTGGAGAGACTTCTAATCGAGTTGATTTGTTAGACCCTAGCGATAAGGCTTTGCTAGAGGATGGCAGGTTAGTGTTGGTCACAGAATCTAAGATCGACGCAACAGAAGCGGCCATCGAGCGAGCCGGAGAGTTGGGAGTAGATTTGCAAAACGTTACGGGGACAGGTGCTGGCGGTCGTATTACGCTAGATGATGTTCCCGACGAACAGAAGGAGGAAGACTAATGCTTCCGGGTACTAAAACAACCTCTCGCGATAGTCCACCTTCACGGCTCACACCTAGTGACGCCGGAACGTGGTTTGTTGTAGGAGAAACGGATCGGGGTACGGTAAGTGAGCCGGTCCTAGTTCGTAACATTCAACAGTTGGTTAATGAGTTTGGAGGGCGAGTCACACCTGGAACTACCCTCTACGATTCATTGGATACTTACTTCCGCGAAGGCGGCGGTAAAGCATATGTGTCCCGTGTTGTCGGGCCAAGAGCCGTGAACGCTACGGTGCTTCTTAGTGACGGCTCCGAAGACACGCTTAGAGTTACTGCGCTCTCACCCGGCGCGTGGGGCAACGATCTCAGAGTAGTGGTCGCTGCCGGTGGCGTTGGGGGAACTGTAGTTATTACCATCGAAGAGGATGGGGTTGAAGTAGAGGGCTCAGACGATCTAGCGGATAAGACGGCTATTCTTGCATGGGCGGATAATTCCAGCTATGTCAAATTTGAGGACACTGGCAGAGGCGGTGACCCGGCAGTCGCTACTAGATCCCTTGCGGGCGGTGACGATGACCGGACTAATATTACCGATGCCGAGTGGTTGGCAGCCCTTAACCGCTTCACTGCGGGTTATGGCCCCGGTCAGGTATCCGCTCCCGGTCGTACTACCGGAGCCGGACATTTACAGTTGGATAATCATGCCAACGTGTTTAACCGGGTGTCTTACGATGACGCACCGGATACCGGCGTTGTCGGTACTCTGGTTGCAGCGGCAGCCGCCCGGCGGGCCGGAGCCGACGCTAGGTATGGTGGGCTATTCGGGCCGTGGGCTATCGTGCCGGGTGTTGCTCCCGGTACTACTAGGACAGTGCCCTACTCAGCGGTTGTCGCGGGCCAGACGGCTCGACTCGCCGCGCAGGGCGTGTCTCCCAATGTCGCCCCCGCTGGCGAGAATGGGATTGCACAGTACGCTATTGGTCTCAGTCAGGATGCCTGGACGGATGCTGACCGCGAGACTCTTAACGATGCCGGGTTCAATGTGGTTCGCCTTCATCGTGGAGCCTTCCGCACCTACGGTTTCCGTACTGCGGTTGACCCGACAATTGACGACACATGGCTTGAGCTAACTAACTCTCGCCTGTACATGTTGATCGCAGCCCTTGGGGATGCGATTGCAGAAAAGTACGTATTCGCTCAGTTGGATGGGCGCCGGTTTAAGATCTCCGAATTTAACGGTGAACTTACCGCCATGCTCATCCCGTTCTATGTTGCAGGGTCACTGTACGGTGAGACCTTTGACGAGGCAGCCGTTGTCGATACAGGGCCACAGGTGAATACGGAAGAAACAATCGCCGCCCGTGAGCTTAGGGCGATTATCGCTATTCGCATGAGCCACTTTGGCGAATTGGTAACAATCGAAATTAGCAAGGTCGCTACTACGGAGGCGGTCTAAATGAGTAGGCAAGATCAGTACCGAGTGTCCGTCATTCTTGACGGAGAAAATATCGGAGTCTGGGATAAGGTCACAGGCTTTGGCGTGGACTCGGCGGAAACGAAGTACAAACCGGGTGGGATGGTTCCTGAAATTCCACTCGGCGGAAGCGTATCCGTCGATAACGGGACTGTCTCCCGTCTATACGACCTCCAGCGCGACCACCAGAACGTGAAGCGTTGGATTGCAAAGGTGGGCAAGGCAGACGTTGTAGTTAACAAGCAGCCGTTGGACATTGACGGGAACGTGTTTGGTTCCCCGCTTGTGTACACCGGCAAGCTGAAGAACTGCACTCCCCCTGAAGTTGATTCAGAGTCGAGCGATGCAGCTATGCTCGAAATCGAAGTTAGCTCGGCGGCAATCGTCGGGTAAGTAATCCCCTAAGGAGGGAAAGTAAATGGAGACAGATACAAAGCAGTTTGATGACCCCACTAAATCTCCTGTAGACGTTGAGCCCCCGGCAAGTAGGGGGGCTCAACATAAGGATGAAGAGGGTACGTTGCTCTCCTCACTGCGGGAGAAACGAAACAAGATCGGATCGGAAAGGCATCTCGAACTAGAGATTCCAGGGTACGACGGAGAGTTGGTTGTCCGTTACCAACCGATCCCTTGGGAAGAGGCGAAGCGCATTACTGAACGTCTCGAAAACAGTAAGAACCCGCGTAAGGAATTGTATGCACAGGCGGACGTGTTGATTCGAGCCTGTGAGGAAATCCTTGCGCGTGTGGAGGGGAAGTTGGTACCACTCTCCACAGTGTTTCCCGAAGTAGGAGCGGAGCCAATTGGATTCGATGCGCGATTGGCTAAGGCTCTTGGGTTCGATGTAGTAAATGGCAGCGAAGGGCGCTCCGCAGTGTTGGGAGCCTTCAATAACGACCTGGCTGTTAGTAAGCAACAGGCAGACGTTATGGAGTGGATTCAGAACAGTGAGAGGGGTAGTGACCAGGATTTTTAGATCTGGTTAAGAATGATGACACTATCCAGTTAGCAGCCAGCGCCGGACTGTACGGGATCAGCCCCTTTACGGTTTTGGAGGAGCGCGATCCCGTGCGGTTGGCTGTTCTGGAGGCTGTGATTAATAAGGCCCAGAAGGAGGCGCACAAGGCACGTAAGGCGTTAGCTGCCCAAATTGCCGACCAAATTCTAAGCAACATAAAGATTAAGTGATATGGGGATTTCCAGTTCTAGCCTAATAGATGTGAGGATGCGGCTGCGCGGTGGATCTCGCGCGCGTAAAGAGGCTGCCGCAACCGCATCTTCCTTCAAAGCCGTGGGTACCGCCGCGAAAGCTGCCGGTGCGGGCTCTGCTTTGGCAGCGGGTCCGCGTGGGATCGGGCGATTCCAAAAAGGGTTAAGAGGACTCCACACAACGGGTACCAAAATGAAGGCGGTTGGTTCCAGTATGTCGGGGCTTGTCCTGCCTATGGCGCTAGTCGGCGGCGCCGCAATCAAAATGTCGATTGACTTTGAACGGGAGATGCGGAACGTTAACTCGATTGCCCAACTCCCTGAGGGTTCATTTAAGAGTCTTTCTAATAGTGTGTTGGATATAGCCGGTCAAACTGCACAGGCTCCGAAAACACTGGCGGCAGGAATGTATACCCTTGTGTCGTCAGGGTTTAGAGCTAAAGAGTCGCTTAACGTAGTGAGATACGCTGCAAGGGCGGCAACGGCAGGACTCACAGATACCGCCACATCTACTAAAGCAGTAGCCGCTGTGCTTAACGCTTACCGTATGCCAGCCAGTAAAGCTAGGGCTGTATCCGATACCCTCTTCCGCACCGTAGATCGCGGTGTCATTAGCTTTGAGGAGTTGGCACAGAATATCGGCGTCCTGCTCCCGTGGGCATCCAGCTTGGGGATCTCACTGCGAGAGGCCGGAGCCTCAATCGCCACGATGACTAAGGCGGGAGTACCGGCGGCTGAAACTATTACGTTTACCAAAAACGTAATGGCTGCCTTGATTAAGCCTAGTAAGGATTTGTCGTCTCAAATGAGAGAGTTAGGTTTCTCATCCGGAGAGGCGATGGTTAAAAGTAAAGGCTTCCAAGGCACACTAGACGCACTCGTTAAAGCATCAGGTGGGACTAAGGAGGCGGTGGGTAAGCTATTCCCTAACATCCGTGGCCTGTCCGGTGTGCTGGCCCTGACAGGTAGAAACTCTAAAGCCGCCGGTGAAGATCTCAAAGGTATGATGGGGGATGCAGGAGCAACCGCACACGCCCTGTCGCAACAGACGAAAGCCACATCGTTCCAATGGCAGAGACTCAAAGTAGACGCTACTGTTCTGGCAATTAAAGTAGGAGACGTTCTGCTTCCCGTGCTTATTAGCTTAACTGACATTATCGGTGTGATAGTAACAAAGTTCAGTGCTCTGCCCCGGCCGGTGAAAACAGGCGTCCTGGTTCTGGTACTACTGCTCGCAGTGCTCGGCCCCCTAATAAGCGTAATAGGGTCTGTAACTATTGCCGTGTCCGCATTGGGTACCGCGCTAATGTTCCTGTGGGCTAACCCAATCGGGTTAGTAATACTAGGGGTGTTGGCGGCAGGGATCGCGTTCTATATTGCATATAAGAAGATCAGATTGTTTCACGATGCAGTGGATGCAGTAGCCGGTTATATCAAGTCAAATTGGAAAATGATCCTGCTGCAATTCTTCGCCGCCCCTATCTACTGGACAATTCAGGTTATTAAGCATTGGAAGACAGTTCTACGGGTTATGTTGATTGCCGCCTTGGCACCTATACGGTTAGTGATAGAGGCATTTAAACACTGGAGGGAGATCCCTGGAATTGTTGGCGGTGCAATTAGTGCGGTATGGAAAGTTGTTAGTTCGGAATTGGGTAAGGTTCTTGACTTTATTCAGGATATGGCTCCGAAGGCATGGACTGCTATGAAGAAATTTGGGGCGGCTGTTGTTAATGCGATTAAGGGACTCCCAGGAGTTATCGGTTCTCTCTCAATGGATGTGGGTAAGGAGATCATTGAAGGGATTAAGGCAGGACTAGGGTTTGGGGATACCGAAGTGCTGGGGGAGGTAACACTTACGCCGAGAGCTAGGGCACAGGCGAAGGGGTTGGGTAGCCGCCCGCCAAGTGGGGGGCCGCGTAGGGGACTAATGGGGGGAGGAGCGGGCGCGAGCAAAGCCCCGCTGACCCGCCCTCGTATAGCTATGTCTTCCGGAGGATCTTCTGCCCTTATGTTCGAGCGCAGGCCGCAGATTTATCTCACGGCAACAATTAGGAATCATCTTGACGGTAAAGAGATTAGCCGCAATACCACTAAGCATGTACTAGATGCAGAGGCACGGAGCTAATGCCTACACAGAAAAAGCGTCCCAGACCTAAGCACCCAAAACAGGCTGTTGAGAGAGCGGCGCCAGCGATTGCAAGTGCTGCCCCCGGCCGCACACAAATTCGCATCCTGTGCCAAGAGCTAAGGACGAATGATCTTTATGACTTAGGGGATGGCCCAATTATTCCAGTAGGTGGCTTCGGAGGATGGGAGGAAATCACCATCCCTGGTCAGGTTAATGTTACGGAGTACGTAGGAGTAGAAACCCTCAAGCTAGATATCCCAATCCTGCTAGATGGGTTCGCAGATAATCAAAGCCAAGAGCCTAAGCTGCACAGCCTTATGCGATTGGCCCGGCAGTTTGAAGATGGCGATGAACCTCCCGTCGTACAAATCTTCGGTGCCGCTATGCCGGTAGCTAATGGGGGTCACTTCATTATTCTCGGCTTCGACTTCGATCCTGGTATGACAATTCTAAACCAGGGTGGCACGTTGGTTCGCAGATCTTGCATCATGCATGTTAGTGAGTTCTCAGACGCCGACACTGTACGAATTAAAAAACGCAAGAAGAAGCGGGGTAATAAGGGCGGGGGAACTCAAGTCCCCCCAAGTCACTACACAATTAAGTCTGATGACACTCTCTTTAGCATTGCCATGAAGTTCTATGGTGACCGCTCAGCGTGGGAGAGAATCGCTAAAGCTAACGGCTTACGAGATCCGCGCAACCCTCCCGCCGGTAAGAAGATCAAGCTACCCGTGTAATTATGCCAGCGACTAAAAGTAAAGAGCAGAGTAAGAAAGAAGGTCCGCAGAAGGGGCGGCAGATCATTCCTAAGCGTTTGCTCTCAGGTGTGGGAGCCGACCTAGAGGATATTATCCTCAGAGGTAAGGGTTTCCGCGCCGTTGTAGATATGGCTGTGGAGTCTGCCCCTATTACCCGAACGATTGACGGTGCTAGCACTATTGAGCTTGGAGTACACGATCCCAGACGGCGCTTGATTAGACACCCAATGTTCGAGAGCCCAAGGGAGAAACCCGTCAAGCTTGAACTTGACGACCTTAACTTCCTGTACGTGAAGATGGCCAAGTCGGGGAAGACGACTACTCTCACATTTGAGGATCAGGAGATCCACTGGCTTCGTAGGTTTAGAGGCCCAAAAAAGGCGTTCAGGGGGAGAACAACCAGGGCCGAATTCATACTGTCCCTTATTCGAGCGGTTAGAAGACACAAGATCCCTGTGGTTATCCCTGAATTACATAAAACACAACCGCTGGAGAGCATTAAAGAGCATAATCAATCCGAATCGGAAGTTGATACCCAAGCCGGGCGCGCTGGATTAGGGTCAAATGATGTAGGTCAGATACAAGTTAAGAAGACAGATGCATCCCTAGCTCAAATTCACGTTATTGATGTAGTGCTAGACACAGGTATGTCGATGGGAGTTAACTTCAAGGTATTGGTCGCGTCAATTATGACGATTACCCAGGAAAGCGCGGCGACAAATATCAACATTGGATCGGCAGGCGTAGGGCCGTTTAGTCAAGAACCTGGTACATGGGGGCAGGATTTTCCTGGCGCGAGTAACGATATAGTCGAATGCTCAAAAGGGTTCTTTATGGTTGCGACCAGAGAGGACAACGCAAATCCAGGACAATCCTTGTCATCGCTATGCCAAGCCGTACAGAAATCTGCGGATGGAAGTCTTTACGCCGAGTGGGAGAAAGAGGCTAAGAACACAGTAACAACTTACTTAGGGGGAGCCTCTGTTACTACAACCCAAACTACGATTAAACCCTACGCCTTCGAGGTTAAGAAAGACGAAGACTATTGGGAAGCCATTAAGCGGCTGGCTAACGAGGTTAACTGGCGAGCCTTTTTCGTTGGCGGGGTGTTCTTCTTTATCGCTGAGGAGGATCTGTACCGGGGCAAAGTTCACCTACAGATTAATGAGGAATCGCAGGGGATAGACAACATCGACTTCGATGCAGACGACGGTAAGGCTGTCATCGAAATGACTGTGACCGCTCACGCTAAGCGATGGGGAGTCCCGCCTGGCATGGTGGTACGTGTTGGCGGAATGGGGCCAGCGAATGGACGCTTCCTGGTTAGTACTATGGAAGGCTCTCTGCTTCCAGGTGACGGCGACCTAGTTACTATTACCCTTAAGAAGCCAACCCATTCTACTCCCGAACCGGCGCCAGAGACTGAGACTAATACTCTTGGCGCCTCTGAGGGCTCCGCAACCGGCAACGATGCCGTTGATGCGATGTTGGCTGAGGCTGACCGGATAGACGGCCTCCAGAGCGGCTACCAGTGGGGCGGGGGGCATGGTGCCTCTACCAGTGCGAATGGGCCTTGGGACTGCTCAGGCGCAGTCTCACGGCTACTCGACGTGGGCGGCTTCCTAACAACCCCCGTCGCTTCAGGACCGATGGCTTCCATGTATCAAAGCGGTGTAGGTGAGAACTTTACGATCTTCGCTAATGGGGGGCATGTGTTTGTCCGCTTCGGAGATAGATATTGGGGAACCTCCAGTGAGAATCCTGGCGGGGGGCCGGGGTGGCACTCGTCCCGCGATACTGGCGGGTACTCTGCGCGACACCCTGGGGGAACCTGAGATGCCCGATCCGCGACAACTATCACCCGGCGCCGTAGAAATTCCCGACCCGCAAGTTTTTGAGGGTGTGATAGCTACTGATGCTTCGGCAGTAGATGAGGAGGTTTACGTAACCATCCCCTATTTCGATGACGGGGAGGGTAAAAGCTGGAAACACGGCCCTTGTAAATGGATGCCAAGGGCAGAGCCCGGCGGGTTATTCTTCCCGAAACGCGGCGACCCCTGCATTGTCGAGTTACCTACTGGCGGAGATCCTTGGATTAGTATATGGATGAATCAAGCTAGTACACCTGACCATACATGGAGAGATCTAGCGGTTTAGGAGATAGCATGGCTGATGATATAACTACACCACAACTTAAGGTACCGTTCCAAATGTCCGGGTCGAAGATGGCGACTATTGAGCAGGACAGCGATGACGATGTGGTGCAATGTGTCGCCGCTACCATACGAACGCGGCCAGGAACCCGGCCAGACGATCCACTCATGGGAATCCCCGACTTCGCTTTCTCAGAGAATGGTGCCGACCTGTCTGTGATTAGGGCCACCCTGGCGAAGTATGAGCCCCGTGCAACCGTAATGACAGAGCAGGAATTGGTAGACCTAATAGCAACCGTTACGGTGGGAGTTGAAACCACAGAGGAGGAGACATTTACTAATGGCTGACGAATTCGTAACAATCCCACTTGACTCAGATCCCGACGCTCTCTATCAAGAGGCTGTCGAGCGTATCCAACAGACCTGGCCGGACTTCGAGCCGTCCCCTTCACAGTTGGGTACAGTGTTAATGTTGGGTTGGGCTTATATGTTTAGTAGCCTGGCCGTGCTTGCCTCTTCGATGCCGGAAGCAGCTTTTCAACAGGCCGGTAAAACTCTCTTCGCGACTCCCCCCCAGGAAGCCGCTCCGGCGCAAGTGGGCTCGACCTGGACCGCGATAGATAACAGAGGTTACAGAATCGACGCAGGCACTGAAGTAGTAATCGCTGAGACTGGCGATGAGTTGCATGGGTTTGCCGTTCTAGAGGAAGTGGTGATCGCTCCCGGTGATACCGCAACCAGAACAGGCGAGGTTATGTTGAGTGCGATTATCCCCGGTGAGCAGGCTAATGACCTGACCGCTAATGCAGATCCGGTTGACTCTCTCGACTGGATTTCCTCTATCGTGCTCGACGGTACCAGTAGCGGCGGTGAGGATGCGGAGACTTCCACAGATTACTCTGACCGTCTACGGAAAGTTCTGCAACTGTTAACTCCCCGACCGATCATTCCGACTGATTTCGAGATCGCCGCTTTGCAAATCGAGGGAGTGGAGCGGTCACTGGCGGTGGATGGTTACAATCCCGGCGACAGAACATACAGAAATGAGCGTATGGTCGCTGTCGGTGTTATTGACGTGAGCGGCAACGCCGTATCGGCTCCGATCAAAGCAGAAGTGGAAGCCGATCTGGAAGCCAAACGTGAGATTAATTTCGTCGTTAACGTAATTGACCCCGACTATACGACCATTGATGTATCCGCCAGAATCCAAGCCCAACCTGGCTTTGCTGACGCGACAGTAATTGCTAATGTGGAAGCCGCCCTGACAGAGTATTTCGATCCGGCGAATTGGGGGCTGCCTACCTTCGGAGATCCTAGCTCTAGCGGCGGCTGGCGCCTAACTGATTTCGCACGGTTCTACGAGGTAGTAGAAGTTATGAACCAAGCACAGGGGGCAGATTACATAGAGACTCCACAAATCGCGAGAGGCGGCGGTGCGTTGGGTACGGCAGATGTAGCTCTAACTGGACCGGCTCCACTAACGAGAGTCGGCAGACTAACTATTACGGCGATTTGATATGGATAGGCCAATCGTAAGCGCAGCGGCAGAAGAGTTATATGGGTTCCTTGAGGCGTTCGTTATCGAAGACGAGGAAGCTGAGACGTGGCAAACCTTACTGTTATGCGAAGCCCTCATGGGAGGGACAGCGCAGATCGTTTGGGATTGGGTTACGGACAGAGCGGATATGTTCGGTTGGGCATACCTGCTCAACGCCGACCTGACCGATGCTAATGCTCTCCCCTGGTTAGCTCAGTTCAACGGCACAAAGCTTCGCGAGGATATGACGGAGCAGGAGAGACGGGACGCAATCAAAGCCCCCGCCGGGTTCAATCGAGGAACCCTAGCCTACGTTACGGAAGCCCCTAAGCAGTACCTAACAGGGACAAGAGCCGTGTATGTCCGCGAGCGTGAAGGGGGCGCCTACAGATTGCATATGCGTACCCTACTGTGGGAGACACCTGATGAGCCCGCCGCTCTCGCTGCGATCCTCTTACAAAAGCCCGGCGGCATAGTGCTTGATTACGATGTAATCACCGGGCAGGACTGGATAGACTTAATGGCGGATCATGCCAGTTGGAATGCAGTAACGGCAGACTACGTAGATTGGGATGAGTTGCGTAGTGAGATCCCCTAACTAAGCTCGGTTAATTCCGAGAAGGAGAGAGTGATCAACTCTCCTCCCTCCTGACACCCGCTCGGCCCTTTTGTCTCCTGGGCCGTAGCGGGTGTTGGGAGGATTAACTTACTTTGCCCTTGGGGGCAGGTGATCCAGCAGGGCTTGACGCTGCGCTGAGGATAGTTCTCCTATGCGCGTGTGTGGCCACACCCCCGCCCTCTCGCACACCTGGCGGGCGCCGTTGCGCCCTAACCTGGGGACGTGCAGCAGGATCTCCCACACGTCCGCTCGACGTAGCACCTGGAAGCCTGTGCGTTTGGCCTCCAGCACATCTAGGAAAACAACTCTGCCCTCTTCCAACCTGGTCAGAATGTGTGCCCGCTGTTTGCGGACTCGGCGGGCATGGAGGGTGTCGTATCGTTTAGCCATTACAACCTGCCCTCTATGTGCTTTGCTTCCAGCAGAGCTAGGTCACAATCCTCAATATCCGTAACAACACAGGCCACCCCTCCACTATCACTAATGTCGTCAAGGGTTTTGGCCTGTAACTTAGTAAGGGTGTTTACCCGGCCTGGTTTCTTAACTTCCAAGCCGAGAAACACTCCGTTGTAGCACCCCACAATATCGGGCAATCCAGCGGTGTACATATTACCGTGGATCTTGACAGCATAAGCACCCTGAGATTTCAGGTACTTAATTAGCTTGCGTGTGAGGTCCGCTTCTGTCATAGCGGCTTAGAGGTTTTCGAGATCTAGGGTGTCGAGTTCATCTTCTGACTCATCTTCATCCTCTTCCTCTTCGTCCTCGTCTTCCTCCTCTTCGTCTTCCTCCTCTTCCTCATCGTTAGTTTCGTCGTCTTCAGTCTCCTCTTCTTCCTCCTCATCCTCTTCCTCCTCTTCATCCTCAACCTCGTCGTTAAGGGTTTCGAGGTCGATAAAGTCAGAGACACGAGACTTAATACGTCCCTGGTAAGGTTCGTCGTCGGTAACAGTAATACCCAACTCCTTACCTACCAGTGGTTTAAGCGGGAGCTTAAGGATGCTCTTGGGGACTTCAACCCCTAGCGCCTCCAATAAGCCACGGACCCGCCAAAGGGATCTCGGGGTAATCCACAGGGAATCAGTAATTCTCTTACCCTTGTACTTGCCTTCGGTGAGTTTGAATGTAACCTTAATGCCCGGAGTATCTTTCTCTGCCGACCGCTCGAACTTCGCTTTCACGATCTTAGCGGCGTAGTCATTCTCCGGCACTCGTATACCTGCGCCGCCACCCTCTACCTCCTTACGGAAGTCAATGGTGACTACATCGGAGTTACTACTTTTACCCCGGCGTTTTTTCGTTTTGGTTGCCATTGTTACTATTCATCCTCCTGTGATTGTTCAATATCGTGTGTAGCCAATGCCGTCTTGACGAAACCCTCGGCGCCAATAGAGATGAGGGTGACGTGGATTGCCGAAAGTTGATCGGCACGCTTTCGCTCATCAGAATCATCTTCAGCGGCAATCGCCTCGTCTAGATAGTTAATCAATTCTTGTGCATCTCGCCTTAGCTTCTCCCTTTTGAAATCGAGGTCGTCCATTACTCCTCCTGGTTAGTTGCAGCTTCGATTACCTTAGTCATGGTCGGATTTTCTACTACCTTGCCTAAGGAGTTAGTCCTGTCTCCAGCTTCAAAGTCCTCATGGTCACCTACCCATAACATCGTCTGCCACTTGGACACAACTCTTCGCGTTTTTTTATTCCGTCTTTTAACCCTCTTTCGGTAGACGCGGCCGACGATAGAAACGGAGCCCATCGCCGTACCCCTGGAGCCCGCCGGGAGGTCGGGGCAGGCGACTACATCCTCCCCCTCTTCAGGATCTCCCACTGTGCGTTCCTGTGCGGTGAAGATAACGTGCATAGGAAGGTTACGAAAGCGCAGGATCTCAAACTTCATCATCTCCGCTACCTTGCCGTAATCCTGCCGACGCGGCATTTTTGGATCTTTAGTCGGATCGCGGTCGTATCCCTCTTTAAGGACGTGACTCAGACACAGAGCGTTAAGGGCAGTTAGTGTGTCGATGGCCACCGTCTCGTAATCGTGGTCGCCGCGCTTAAGATACCAGTAAACCTCGTCAATGTCGGGCCACGTTCTCATTGGAAAGACTTTGGCGCCGGTCCCTCGGATCGAGAGAGTGCCGCGCTCGTTAACGTCAATAACCAAGACGTTAGGGGCCGACCCGCAGAAGCGCGTCTTGCCCTTCTTGTTGCGTCCGTAGACGAGGATCTTGACGTGTGGGTTAGCTTGATCCACCGGAACGATTCGAGACTCTAGGCCCGCACCTTTCTTGCGCCGTCGTTTTTTAGCCATTGATTGCGTGCCTCTCTATGTCTTCCTTTGAGGGCGCACCCTGGTCAACGAGGCCGAAGTCCATTGCTTCCCGTCGAGCCTCCCTCTCAACCACAGACAGGAAGGTCGCGGCTCTTATGTACTTGTCCGCTGCGTGTTGCCGCCTCTCCCCGACCAAGCTGTCCTTAAGCAGAACGGCGGCTGCGTCTCTTTCCTTTAGTGCGTTTCGTAGCTTTCGTGCGGTTTGCTCGCTTATCACGTTTACCTTTCTTGTCCTTAACGTACCTTAGCTTGACTACATCGGATATGTCTCCACCCTGCAATTGAAGTACGCAAGGCTCTAGGAACTCACAATCCCACGTACACTCCTTGCGTCCATTACGAGGGAACTCACCCAAGATCTCTGTCGCTTTAATCTCCTCAGCTAGTGTGTCTAGATCCGCCATCATCTGCGTCGTTACGGGCTTGTCCTTTGGGAGTGCAGATCGGCGGAACCAATCGTCACTCCTACCTCTTAGCCGCTTAAGGGTAGTTCTATAACTATTGGGATCTTGTCTCAGTTTTTTAATTGCGTCTAGATATGTCCAGTAGTCGGATCGCAGGTTCTGGCGCTCGGTAAGCCTACCAGATTTCAAAACTTCTGGCACAGTAGGCGGGACGGTCAGTATCTGATTGAACTCTACGCCCATTAGAGGTTTGATACCTAGTCTCTCGGCGCAATAGAAATACCTTGTCAACTGTGCATCTAGCAGCATAAAGTCCGGGGGCAGGAATCGGCTGACCGATTTGTGATCGCGGAGCCAGAGCCCCCCGTCCATATCCTCAATAATGTGGTCGATAATGAACTGGAACTCTGCACCATTGGGTAAGGTAACAGTCTCATCCAACTCAGAGTCGATGGTACGGTAAAGGGCATCCTCCTCTCTCCAGAAGCGAAGGTAAGAGCGCATAATCCGGGCCGCTTCCCGTGGTAGATCCCCCAAGTCTTCCTTTTCCTCGTCTGGCAATTCGTTAAACGCCTCCGTGTTCTCTCTGTGTACCTTCTTAATGTCCTCACCATCGTAGTAAGTCATTAGCAACTCATGCAGCCAAGATCCTAGCTCCAGAGGGAATGCCTTTTTCTTGGCTCGCAGTTTCTTTATGTAACGAAACTCATACTTCTTTTCGCACCGCTGGTAGGTGCTCACCTTTGAGTTACTTAGATGTAAAGGTTTAGTTGCCACTACATGCCTCCCTAGCGAGAGTTTCTACGTCTCGCACAAACTCCCTCCATTCATTAATAGTAAGACTTAGTTCACCCTCAACTTCTATGGCTACCACGATACGGGGGTGGCTGGCGGTGTAAGCGGATGCTCTATTAACCCTAGCTCTTAAGCTCCCACTAAGAGTTAGTGCCTTTACGTATCTCTTAATCATTTGTGATCTCACCCATCTTCTCTAGAATCAAGTCCGTTACATGCTTACCCAACCAGTAAGCAAACTTCTGTTCATCCGAGTGTTTCGGTGGTTCCCCGTAGTGCAGGAGGCTTTCCATCATGCCCATGTTAGTAACAACATAAGCCCCCGGTTCCAGATGTGAAGGATTACTACCCACACGGAACCCGCACTTCTTAGCGATCTCCCGTGGGTTTTCCCCGTTAAGTAATGCCTCCAGAGCCATCGTGCCCATGTGATCTAGGGCAGCCTCGCGCTGAGCGATTGCGTTTTGGCGGCTCTCGTGAATTACATCGAGCATATCCATAGGGTCCGGTTCGTCTGTGTAAAGGCGCTTACGCTTCATCGTGCTCCCCTCTCTATGTGGCGGGCGATTGTGCGAACATTATCCGTGTCGTTCTTAATCCTTATGTACCGCTGTTGAAGCAGTCGAGACTCTTGCTCTGTCAAATCGTAGTCATCGAGGATTTCACCGATAGTTAGGATGCGATTGGAGTCTAAGGCATTACAGCCGGTATGGAGAATGCGGGCAATCGCTCTACGTCTATCTCTCTTAGCCATTCCACACCTTGCCTTCCTTCCAATACGTACCTACTGTTAGATCGCACTCAATCGGTACGTCGATACGGGCGCCGAATTGCCTACGGGCAGGCTCCATATCCACCATAACATCGCGGATAAGCGGGCACATTTCCGCTAGGTGCCGCTCTTTAATCTCGAAGAGGATAGCATCGTGGATCGTCCCCACAATTCGGAAGGGGTTAGAGTGGCTTAGCTCTTGTAGACGCACAAGGGCGATCAACATAAGGTCGGATGCTGTCGATTGCACAGGGGAATTAATCGCCTGCCGCTCAGCTTCTGAGACGACGCCGGAGTCGCCGGAGAGAATGTCCGGTAGGTGCCGCGTTCGGCCGAGTGGGGATGCCACCCTGTGGTACCTGTGAACAAGTCGGCGTTGCCGCTCATGCCACGTTCTGAGGCCGGGGTAACTGTTGAAGAATTTACGTCGGAACCGTTCGGCTCTCGTCTCGCTAATCTCTAGGTCGTACTCGTCTCGCGCATAGGTAACGAATTTTCTAGCCCCCATGCCGTAGACGAAACCGAAGTTAACTGGTTTGGCTAGCGAACGCTCCTCATCCGTAATGTGGCTATGCGCTCTCCCTGTAACTCCAGCCGCCGTGTTCTTATGGATATCCTCACCGGCAAGGAAGACCCGTAACATGTTACGTTCATGCGCCACCATCGCAGCGATGCGTAGCTCAATCTGCGAGTAGTCTGCTTCAACAAGTAGGTACCCCTTTCTAGCTCGAATGATGCTGCGTATGAACTTATCCCGTGGTACCTGCTGCACGTTAGGGTCCGATGCCGACAGGCGCCCGGTGACGGTGCCGAAGATTTTGTAGCTTGGGTGGAGCTTCCAATCCTTATCGACGTGCTGTTCCCACGGGCCTATGTAAGTGTTTCGGTACTTATCCAGCTTTCGCCATTTCAGTAGGGCTTTAACTTCCTTACTCTCTCTCTTTAATAGGTGCAGTACCGATCTATCTGTGGACCGTCTGCCTCCTCTCGTCTGTCTTAGGGAGGGTAGTCTTAGATCATCGAATATCCATACACCGATCTGAGGGTTCGATCTGAAGTTGAATTCCTCTCGCTTGTCCCTAGGAATCCTTGACCGCATGGCCTCTTCTAGGACACGGCATTTACGTTCGATTTCACCCCCGCGCTCTACCCATCGTTTGTGGTCAACCTGTACACCGTTCTGCTCAATATCTACTAGGGCATTGGCGGCGGGCATCATTAAGAAGGCGAAGATGCGGGCGCTTCGGGGTTCCTCTCTTAGCTGTCTGCGGAAAATGTTACGCAGCCTAAAGGTATAATCGCAATCCTTACCGTTGTACAAAGCCAACTCATCGAGCGGAATATCGGCTCCCTTACCCTCTCGCAATTCGGCGCCAATATCGTAATCGTCGGCCCCAAGGATTATCTGTGCAAGAGAATCTAACCTCTTAAGCCTATTCTCATCGAGCATGTGTGCCGCAAGCATAGTGTCAAAGTCCTGCCGGACGGGTGCCCCAAACTTCTTAAGGAATCGTGCGTCGAACTTGCCGTTGTGTGCAATGTGTCGGGCTCTGTTCTGGAAGCAGTGAGCTAGCACATTCAGTACTTGTTGGGGATCTTTCCAAGGCGCTTCGTTATGCCAAAGTGGAACCACCGCTGCCTGTCCCCGTCTCCAGGTAAATCCAACGCAGATAATGGCGGCTCTCTCGGCGTGCTCATTCAGAGTGTTAGTTTCAATATCAAAGGCCCACGCATCAGCTCGATCAAGGTGTTCTATAAGGCGTTGCAGCTTATCGGGGGTGTTGACAATCGTAACCTTCGTCTCTGGCGAGCGGGCCTCTCCGCGCACAATCTGACCGAACCGCTTTAGGTCGGCCTCTACGGCCTCCAGGTAGCGCGGGTTACGCAGCACAGCGGCAGGGTGGAAGGTCGGGAAGACAGTAGCGTCGTGCGCGTTGAATTTCGAGCCCCTGTGTCTAGTAATACCTGACTTACCTAACACCCCCTGCAACGCCGCGTTGCCAAGCGGGAGAATGAAATCCGGTTTGACAAGCTCAACTTCTTTAGTGAAGTAGGTAGACGTACACAGTCTAATCTCTCTTCGGGTTGGCTGGCGGTTTTCCGGCGGGCGACACTTGGCGACGTTGGTTACGTAGCAGTCGTCCCGATCTAGCCCGGCGTCCCGTAGTAGGTCGTCCAGTAACTCACCGGCCCTTCCGATGAACACTTCCTCCTCTGCATCCTCCCGTGCTCCCGGCGCCTCGCCTACCACCATAATCTTAGCTTTGTATGGACCGCTGCCCATGAGGCACACAGTCTCCGCGTCCTCATTGAGAGGGCACAGTTCGCAGTCCGGGTTGCGGATCTTAGCTAGTGGATTTCGCGCCATGTTGCCGCCGCCACTCCTACGATGACACCGTAAGCCATTGCCATTTTAGCTAGATCGTCTAGGTAAACCTCCTGTAGGGTAGGGGTTGTAAACGCCGACTCCTCAATGAATTGGATTAACCCCTCCGGGTCGATCCCGTACTCATCCGGCATTGTCTCCGGTCGGAGTTCGTTTGCCGCGTCGTGTAGATCCTCTACGCCAATCATCCGAGACCATATCCCGTGAAGAACCCACTTACCCACATGGCAATGCAGATTAGTATTAGTTTGGTTCCGTTACTCATCGCGCATTACAGTTACAAGGGTGTTAAGAACTATGAGTACAACCAAAGTTATAAACTGAACGTCAGTCATTGTGCCATCTCCTTGTCTATTCGTTTAAGCTCCGCTTGTAAGTCGGATGCGCCGTAGTGCTGAGCCAGCCAACGGAAGATGTAATCCGGTATGGATTGGCACCGTGGAATCTCCGGATTGTCCGTGTCTCCATTAGGGGCAAACTTCATGTGTGCGAACTTCCTGGCCAACATCGGAAACTCGGCGCCGAACTGCAAACCGATAGACACCATAACCGCGAAGGCGTCTACCCATCCTTGGTTAGTCGAGCCCGTCTGCCCGAACCCGTGGATGAACACTTCGCCTAGCGTGCCGTCCTCATGCGGGTTGGCGGTTATGTACCCCTTCAAGCCCCCGATCCTGACGGCATGAGTTACACCCGTCCTGTCGTCGGGCATTTTCTGGCGAGCAGAACCAACGGCGCCTTCCATGCTGTCTTCGGAGTGGTTGGGCATCAGGTAACTACGATTATGAGAGTGGCCAACAATGATCCTACCGGCACCCCGAAAAGCACCCCCACGAAAAAGGATGCACCATTCATAGTTACCACGTCCTTTCTTTACGCTTGTCTATGTAATCCTTACACCGTTCGAGAATGTAGGTGTAGGGGATCGTCCACTCCTGCGCGCATGTATGGTCGTACCAGAGAACCTTATCCGGCTTAGTAGGTTGCGATCCTAGCCCGTGTGAGACTACAACCGACCCTGGAGAGTTCAGTATAAGATTTGTGTACGATAAAAACAAACCTTCCAGTTGAGAGTCCGATAGGTTATTGGTCGGGTTATCTTTAGCCCGTTTAAGCACTGACTCCCACGGCGGAAGGCACACAATAACCGGACACTCTAAGGCGGTGAGAATCTTACGGACATACATAACCTCACCTTCTGAGAATTGTGGTCTATGCCCAGGTAGCGAAGCCCCTAACACATTCTCAAAAAAGAACCCATCCCTAACCCTAATAGGCTGGTCCCCTGTGACTGCCCATCCCAATACCATGTAAATTGCCGCACGGCGGCTAGTAGTAAAAGAACCCCCACACTGTATCCCTAATTCCTGGGCTAACCTATGGGCTAAAACAGTCTTACCCGATCCTGGCGGGCCTTCTACGACAATCACTTTGCTTCCTCCTCAGTATCTGATCTGTTATAGAGCAGTGACGGGATCTTGAGCACCATCTTAGCAAGACTGCGGTGCTCGCGCAGGGAAGCTAGGACCGTGTGGTCAACCGTCTGCCTACCTGTGTTAACTATTGCGAGCAAATGGTAGTACGTAACCTTATGCTTTTGGCCGGGCCTATGTAACCGATCTAGAGCTTGGTCGAAGTTGTCAAAGCTAAAGTCACATGAGTAGAAGATTGCTTCCCGTGCAACTACTAGCTCGTTGCGACCTAAGGCTCCCGTTGCAATCTGACACACAAGCACAGTGGGGTGCTTATTGGCAGCGAACGCCTTGTACGTTCTCTCCCGATCTTTACGGTTAGATCCTTGGACAGTAAGGACTTCGTACCCTGCTCTCTTCGTTACCTCGGAAACATCATTAATCTCATTGAGGAACCGACAGTACACTACAACCTTCTGCCTCTCGTTCTCACTCATCGTGTTAATAAGGTCGGCATAGACAGCTACCTTTTCTGTCCCGACACGATGGTACTGTTCCGTTTCGGGATCTTTAATCCACCCCCCGGTAATCTGTTGGAGCCGCATGATCCGGGTGAGAATATTAGGGGCGCTAATCTCGGCCCCCGAAATCTCGGCTACGCACTCATCTGCCATCTCTCGGTAGACCCGACTGGCTTGCTCCCCTAGACGTATGGGGATGTGTACATGCTTACGCGGAGGTAGGTCAAAGCAGTCGTCCTTTTTAACTACTACTGTGTAAGGTGAGATCTTACGCTGGAGCTTACGCTTTTTAGCTCTGCGTAGTACTCGTCTGAATCCCTTGTACCCGGACTTCGCGGTGTACTCAATCTTGAATGCTTCAAACACGGTTCCGAAGATCGACCAGTTAACAACTTTGAACTGCGCGAAGAGATCCAACACCCCCCGATTAGTGATTGGAGTGCCGGTCATAATGATCCGTTTGCCACAGTGCTTAGCCAACCTGTACATTGCCTTAGCTCGACGTGTACTGTGGCGCTTGAATCTATGGGACTCATCCCCGATTAGGATGCGCTGGTTGTAAGGTACCTCCTCAAGCCACTCTACAAGCGCATCGTAAACGCTTGGCTTGAAGATTCTATCGTAGTTAATAATGCGGTACTGTACCCCCATGTAGTCGTTATCCCCGTAGGGGTCGTGTTCCTTAATCTGTTCCTCCCACACCCCCAACACGGACAGCGGCGCCACAACGGCAGCGTGTGCTATCGGAACCCTACCGCCCTCTTTCAAGGCGACACAGGCGGCGAAGTCGATGGCCACCTTAGTCTTACCCGTACCCATTTCCATGAACAGGGCGATGCACCCTTTAGCCAACGCCTTTTTGAGGGCGACTAACTGGTGTTTGTAAGGTCTAGTTTTGAAGGCGTACTGCATTAACCTTCCCAAAGGTTAAGCAGTTCGTAGATATGTCGGTTCCATTTAGCGTCATACAAGGCGCCGTGATAACGCTTAAGCGCCTTTGCACAGACGAACCGTTGCGGCGCGAGCCCGAAGTGTTGGATGATCCTCTCTGTGGTAACCAGGGCGGGGGACACCCCCATATGCCCGGCTACTAGGGACTTCAGATCAAACCCGCTGTGGTACCACGTAGGCTCCCGTCTGTGTCGGCGTAGGTAGGCTGAGAGGAATGCCAGATCAAAGGCAATGTTGTTACCCACTAGGATTTCGTCTCTTAACTCTTCAGTGAGTAACCGCAGAGCGTCAATGTGCTTAACGCGGGTGGCGAAGGGTCGGTTCCCCCAACCGTTAATCTCTAACGCTTTCTCCTCAGCGTTGATGGGATCGAAGGGAAGAGAAAAGGAAATGTCCGGTACTGTGTGGTCTAGGTCAACCCACGCTACCTCTATTGGTTCGTGATAGTAAGGATTTAGTCCGCTGGTTTCTATGTCAATGAACTTCATTATCTACCTTTGGGTTGGCAATCGGGGCAGCCAGGGCAAGGGATTGCATCGTAGAAGTCTCCTGCCAGGTGCAGTATTCCATTCCCCCCACACCGTTTCCCTTTATGAGTTAGCCGGTCGAAGGCAACCCGCCGCTCATAGACACTGTGCTTCCAGTAGAGATGCACCCCCCGACTGCCAACCCAAATATGTAAGCCGTCTGGAATCCAAATCCTACCCACCCGGTGGTTTAGGCTACCGACCTCAATATCGAAGCAGGCAACCTTCACCCTCATTACTCCCCCGGAACGATGGTAACTGTCAGCACGTCCGGGGTGTTAATTGTCTCCAGGTGTTCCTTTGCCATGTAGAGGTATCCGATTACGGGATCGTCTTCGGTTCGCTCTTGGTAGCGAAAGGTGTTCTTAGTCTCCCGCTCAATATCGAACGCCAACTTGAATCCTACGGGCTGCCCATCTCTCTTGGCCGTTCTCTTCTGTTTAGCTTGTGCCATGTTGTCTCCTTTAGATGTGAACTTGTTTGGCATAATGCTCCGCTACGTGGCACCCCCGACACAACCACACAACCTCCAACGGCTTTGAATAATCCGTATGGTGTCCGTGCAGCAGAGCCTTTATCGTAGGCTCCCCGCAACACTCACATGCGCTCGGCTTGGTAACACGCCCTTCATACACAGCCGTACTGAGAATCTGCCGGGCACGTTCTTTCTCGGGGTACCGTTTGCGGGATTGAGCCGTGTTAACTGCAACACGTTCGGGGTTCTGTTGCTTCCAATGCTTACTTAACTGCTTGACTCTGACGCGGTTCTTTCTGTACCAAATCTTATCCCGTTCCTTGGCGCATCTCTTGCAGTAACCGCGCCGCCCATCCGGTCGGCGGGCATCCCTGTGGAACTGGTCAAGTCTCTTGCTTCGGCGGCAGTGGCTACACGTCTTCATAAGCGCGACCGGCATCGTAGCAGCTTGGCCCTATAGCTGCAACGTAATAGCTCAGCTACTCAGTTTTGGGGATGGGGCGATTATCTTAACAAACGGGCGCCCCCGAACCTGCTACGTTAGGTAAGAGCTTAAGTAACCCGACGAGAGGAAAGCTAATGCCGAATGACTATCTCATCTACTGGCAACAGGACTCAGGCGCCACAGGTAAGACGGTAGTGTCCGGCTCGGACAAGATGGATGCTATTACCCGCTTTAGTTCTGCCAACCCCCGGCGGCAATGGTACAGGTGCCGCTTTATCGGAGTCAAGGGAGAATACTAATGCCAGCACCTAGCACCATAGTTAACTTCAAGGATATTGACGGCGATATTTTCCCTATCAGGATTTTTCAAAAGTACGAGCCCTCATTCCATAATGAGTTCATTGCATCCGCACTCAGGCGGTACCGGATCTATCAAGAGGCGGGGCACATGACAGCACGCGAGCCCCTAACTTTTTACTCCATAGAGGAGTTGAATTCATAATGCTCAAGCCAAACGTACAAGTCACATTAAAGCCGAAGTGGCCTGCCGGTTGGAACTACAAGATCAAGTACCCCGGACGGTTCGGCGGCGGCGCGAAGGTAGGCGTTGCGGTCAGTAGGCCAGACGCTATCGCCCGCGTCAACTCATTCCTAGCTAAGAAGGATCTAGGAACCTACGTAGAGGGGACAACGTGACTCCGAAGAAAGTTACTCATATTGCCCACACCCGCTCAAGGGGCAAGGTTGAATTCCAAGCGGTCCCTGGCGCTGAGGCTAGGCGGATCGCCAACGGTGATTTCCACACGGGCTCATTCTGGGTGAAGTGCCCTACGGACGGATGCCAGGGCGCGGCGTCGCAACAATGGGATGGGCTGTGCGAGGACTGTGGGTTTGAGACTTCATCGGCTATGTATGGAGTTGCATCCATAGCAAGGCGCGCTGATATTTCAATGGAGGCCGTCCGTCACTTCTTAACGGTTAGAGGCATAGGTCAGCGTGAAGGCAGGTTTACCTTTACTAGTGATGAAGCCCTAAAAATTACGAAAGCACTTGAAAGGGGTAGGTAACTAATGGCATTCAAAGTCGAGAAGACCAGTCCCTATAGCCCCGACGACCGGCACGATGAGTACTTCGACTGCCGCACAGTAGAGGAAGCGGCCGAGAGGGTCGAAGATCTCACCCCCCTCTACTTCAACGAGATCGTTGGGGAATTGAAGTCGGAAGGTCAGATCGGTTATGAAGATCCAGACGGTGGCTATTCCGTTCTGGCGTGGGAATACCACGTAGATAAGGAGACATTATGATCGCTGAAGGTACAAAAGTAAGGTTTACACGCGGCCCCCTAGGTGCGCTGGATGAGTACGTTGAGGATCGGAGTTTCAGCGACGCACTGTTCCATGAGGGAGACACAGGGCGGTATCAAGGCATCCACCCTGAGCTATCGGAGTGGCATTTGATTGAGGCAAAGCTTAAAAGTGTGTCCTACATCGTCCCCTGTCACCGCTCCATGTTCGAGGTAGTCGCTAATGACTAACACGGTTCTAGTCAAGTGTGGATCACATCGAGCCCGCAACAAGCTAACCGCGTTGGTTGGTAGAGAGAGCATGATCGCTCTGTTCTCTCTATACCGCGATGTGGGTACCGGCGGCGCCTTCCGCATCCCTGCGAGATACGAGAGAGAGGCGAAGGCAATAACCGGCGTTAGCGGGATGCGCGACGGTGAGGATCTACATAAGTGCTGGCAAACGACAGAGAAAGGGTAACTAATGAAGATCCTCCTACACCCACGCGCACAAAAGCACCCTTGGAAGCGCCCCCGGTTTCATTACTTCAAGACAACCCACGGCAGGTACTACCGCGCATGGCGGGTGCAGTTAATCTTGAGCCCACGAAAGGATAGCTAATGACTACTGACCTACACGAAACCAAGCTAACGCACATTGAAGGTGTTTTCTCTACGAACACACCGATCTACGTAGTGTCGAGCAAGAGAGGTACCATTGTTGCGACCTCTCCGGCGCTACAGCAGAAGCGGAGAGACCTATACGAAAAGGTACGTGAAGCTAACCTGCAACCGGATCAAGCTGCGCGGGTCAGAAGTGCCAAGCTAACCATTAAGCGCATCCGCCCTAGCCAGCTTTCACAAGAGCAACGCGAGGGACTGTGCCCGCCGGGCCTAGTAGGTGAAGCTCGGCGCCTGTTCATTGAGGAGGGCATGACCCTTAACGATCAGCAGGTACAAGCACAGATGCACTCGACGCTCCGCAAGATCGAGACGCGGCAAGCGGCGCAGGCGCAAGAGCCTGTGGATGAGGACGCCCCTCGCTTCGGCGTAAGGCATCTAGTTAAGGCAACCAAACTAAGCCCCCGCGTGATCCGACAATTCCTTAGAGACAAGGGCATCGGCAGACGCGACGGGAATTACCTGTTCACTAAAGCTGAGGCCGAAAAGATTGGCCGCGCAATCAATAAGTATTACGAAAGTGAGGTAACATGAAACACCGTATATTAGAAGAGGCACTTACCGATGCCTGGCTGGCCGGATACCGGGCTAGCGGGGAAGGTAATAACGGTGAGTACCCTTACGAGGGCAACGTTAAAGAGATCCGAACGGTTCTCGGTAAGGAGGCTCGCGCATGGGCAGTCCGAAAGACACGAAGGCTAATATGACTAAGGAAACCAAAACCGCAAACCGTAGGCGGCGTAAGGTAATGGAGGATCTGGAGCGTAAGGGTGTGTACGTTGTCAGCGCCCCCGTAATGGCTCTACTGCTCGACCAGTTCGAACGTGTGTCATTCCCCCTTACAGATAAGGAAAAGCGACTGGTTCACAGGGCGTTCCCGAAAACCAAAAAAGCGCGGCTCCAGAGAGTCCGTGTGTCTTACGAGTATGAGCAGACAGGGAGGCGTTAATGGCTATCTATCACATGTCCTACGTAGCGTGCGATAACTGTGGAGATCCCGCAGAGTGCGCCGACTCGGCAGCGGAAGCTCGCGCAGCCGCTCGAAGGGTTGGCTTCGTGCGGGTTGGCAGGCAAGACTTGTGTACACGATGCAAACCCCCAAAACCAAGAGGAGAGATAACTAATGTGGGAAGCACTCTACACACACAAGAAACATCATCCAGTAGTGGTGCGCTCAGAAGGTAAACCCAACAAACATCGTCGGTTCCAAGTGCCCGGCGGTGACGAGGTTAGTTTCACTGCGAAGATCGTTCGCAGACTCAGAGTAAAGGTGGCCTTGGTCGAATGCAACGGCCACCGTCCCGACCTTGAGGAGGCTGGCCCAGAAGATCCGATCACCGCCCTGGAGTTTGAACTGGCAACTACGGAGGTTGAACTATAATGAACGTTGTCAAAATAATGAAGCGAGAGAATATCTGGCCTGAGGATAAGGTACGGGTGAGAGGCACGTCCCTAATCAGGCTCAATGGTGAGGAGGTACGAACGGTTGTCTACACCGTCGAGACGAAGCCAGAGTACTCAAACCACAACTATAGACCCTTAGAGTCAACACGGGTTGCGACGTACCGGGGCCAAACCTGCCTGCATTCTATAGTTGTTCACACAAGGTGGGTTAACGATGAGTAGGGCACGATTAGAAAATATGGCGATAGGTAGTGTGCTTATCTTCCTCGCGATCCCTGTAGCTACGAGTATCCTAATAAGTAACATTTGGATTAGTCTTGTAGTAACTGTGATTATGTGGAACTTCTGGTGGCTCGGCTGGCTAGAGCTAACCCGCCTATCCGCCAGACTCGCAAGAGAGGAAGCGGCCCGAATTAGGGATGAGGACGTATCAGTCCTGCTTCTTAGCCCCAGAGGGGAGTTCATTGTGCTGTCGCCTGACGACCGCATGGGACCGTGGCTGAAGAGAGGCTACCGCAAGGTGAAGCTTTACTGAGATCTGCTACGGTGCCGCGCAATGCGCTTGTTTGCGCTCATAGTGACGGCACTTACTCTCTCGATAGGAAGTGCTGAGGGAGAGCCGTCCACCCAAAATAGCAATACCGATCAATGTAGTTACGCCACCGCCTCACAATTTCGGAAGGTGGCTAAGCAGGTCTACCAACCTTGGTACCAACCAAGGGGCAAGAGATCGCGGCTTTTGAAGTTGAAGGGTTGCGCCCAAAACACCCTAACCCTTAAGCAGATGAGGGAGATTCAGGCGCACCTGTCGCGTGGTCGCTTCGCCAGCATTAGTTACTACCGTGCTCTAACTCCATACACAGGGGGAGGGGCGCGTTGGGCGATCCCTTATCCTATTGTCTACTGCGAGTCCGGCACGTCCGGTTTGTGGAAGGCAGCTAACCCATCGGGGGCACAGGGTCCGTACCAGTTGTTAGGGCACGGGCAACCGTGGCCGGTCGATTCAATGGCAGACAAAATGGAGCACCATGAAATAGCGCGCGGGTTCTATGTCGATCTGGGCACAGGCCCGTGGGTTGCGTCTATCGCCTGTTGGGGGTAGCGCCGTTTGGTAAGATCCCCTACGGGGTTTGTGTAGGGTCGAACGGGAGTAGAGGGGCCATCCGAGAGGGTGGCCCTTCTGCTGCCTGCAAGTCTGCGGGAAACTACTGCTTGCACTTTTGACAGGGTTATGCTACGCTGTTCTTACTCCCCAAGAAAGACAGAGCCGGATCGGGCGGCTCAGACAAAAGCCCCGAAAGGCGAAAGTCTAGGAGAGAGACGGAGCGCCGGAACGAAGGACAAGGAAGATTGAGAGCCCTACCGCCGGTCAACCCAGAGCCTTTATTGAGGAGAGCATAAGGCTCCCCATCCCCAAAGCAAAGCAGGTTAGTGAATCTCCAACTTGGCGGGTTCTAGTGGATACCGGCAAGGCTTCGGCCTTGAGTTACCCGTCGCCCGGACTTCGCAGACTAGCGGCTGCACGGGCGCTCTTGTCAAGCGTTCGTCTCCATGACACTCCCTGCCCTTGCTTCCACCCCGCGCCCGACAACGCGGGAGCACCCTTAAGGGTTCGCTGGCAAAGCTGGTACTCCAGCCAGTGCGCGATGAGGCGGGTTCGATTCCCGCCTAGCCCTCTCCCCCGATTGAATCCGTAATGAGTCCCTACGGCAACGGCAGAATCGGCAACGGTTCGCATCCGTAATGAGTCCTAGTGGCAACGGTATATCGGGGGGTTAACTTCAAAAGAAGGGAGCTAACTAGTGAACTATTATGTCCAAAGGATTCACAAGGGACGGCACTCCAGCTTTGGCTACGTCAACGGCGCAGATGACTTGCTCCGCTTGGCAAACATTGGGGCGCAAGCTTCGGAGAGTATCCGCGAAGCATTCGACCAAGCCAGTGCAGAAGGCGAGCCAGTCCGCGTTGCTTATGCTGACGGGTTATCCTTTGAAATTGAATCACTCCGAGAAAGGGAAGGTAACTAATGACTACACGTTCACTGTCCAAAAGGGAACTCGTAAGCTGTCTGCTCAGGTTCAACCCATTCGGCGGGTACCACGAAGGAATGAGACGAGAGCTTCTAGAGCAGACTCTGATCAGGTACCGTCAAGCATGTGGTAGAAAGGAACACTAATGCAACGTCAACACGTCACAGTAAGAGTTGATCGCAGATTCAATCAGAGCGCCTATTTGGTTGCGGGTTATGACTGCACCGTCGCCGGTCTGCCGATGGTCGTCCATCGCTCCATCGAAAGAGAGAGCCCGCACGGCTCGCCAGTCCTTAGTAAGGACACTTGGACGGTAACAGAGCCACGCTCGGGAATGTGCATAGGCCACAGGATCGAGCCGACCCGTGAGCGGGCAATCGCACACGCGGAGCATGTGGTCACGATGAAGGGCGGCGCTTGTGCGGTCGAGCAGGCTATAGCTAGGGTTACAGCATGACAACCAGAGTAGAAGTGTACGTTCTGTTCCGCGAGATCCCCGCAGTGTTGGGTGTGTCCCGCGCTCGGGTCTACCAGTTACTTAAGCACCCTAGCTTCCCTGCGCCCGAAACTTGGTCGCTTAATGGTGTTCCCCTTTGGAGGTTGTCTGCACTTAAGGTGTGGGACAAGACCAGGAACCGAAAGGGCGGGCGCCCCCGTTCTAGATAGTACCCCCGGCAGGACTTGAACCTGCAACCTCCCGCTTGTAGAACGGGCGCTCTCCCGATTGAGCTACGGGGGTTAGCCGGACTAAATATCCAGCATTTCGATGGCGTCGGCCACGTCATCCTTCGGCTTGGCCTTACGGGTCCGTCTGGCCTTGCCTCTCTTGGCGGTCGCCTTCGCCTTGCCGCGCTTGGCGCCCTTGCGCTTCTGGCCTCCCGTTGACGACACCTTGCCGACAACTAGCTTGCCGTCTACGCGCTGAGCAACGCCAGCCTTTTTCAGGTTGGACAGCAGGACGGCAGCGGACGATGCACCGATCCCCAACGCCTCGGCAATGTCGGCGTTGGATGCCTCTGGGTTCGCCGCCGCCAACAGCGCAAGCGCCTTAACCTGATCGGCTCGCTTGCCGCGTGTCCGCTTGCCCTTACCGCGACCGCGCGGCTTGGGGGCGGGCTCGACGGCCTCGGCACCTGGGCCTTCGATTGGCTCTGAGCGCCGCCTACGCCGCCGTGTGGGGGCTGCACTGGCACCGTTGGCGCCTAGTGCTTCGAGGGCGCCGGACAGGCTCTCGACCTCTCCCGCTACCTCGTCTAGCCGGGACTGGATTAGCTCCCGTGCCCTAGTGATTGTCTCGGACATTCTGGGTTCCCTCCTTAGGGGTTAACATGGCGGTCATCGTAGCACAAAGCTATTAGCTAGGGGGCGATGGCATACTCATCCGCTGGCCGGTATTCAATCTGGCGGGTTTGGGGGTAGGCAATAACCACTCCGCTATACCCGGCGGCTGCCACATCCTCCCTAGCGCGCTCCACTAGGCTAGGGGTGATTCGCTCGCCCGCGTACCTTGCCAAGATGGCCCGGACTGGTTCCTTGTAGTCGATCTTAGGTGCCCTCACTGCTCTAGCGGGGATTCCTTCTAGCTTTGTCGGGTCGCCAAGCTCCCCCTGGAAGTAGAGGGCAAGGGTCGCATGAGCCTGTGCCTTAACCGCGTGTACGTTCTGACTAACCGACCTATTTAATAGCCACCGGGCTTCGCTGGCATGGTAATCGGCTTTTTGTTGGTTGGTTGGGTTCCTCATTATGTGTCTCCTTTCGCTAACTCCTTAACTCGTCTCGTTAGCTCCCTTACGTCGCGCTTTGTTGCCGCTAGATCTCTAGCTAACTTATCGTCAGTCTCCCGAAGAGAGCCAACTAACGCAGAGATACGGTGGTCAACCGCCGCTAATTTCTGCGCCGTACTCTTAGCTATCCTCATCTCAATACCCTCTATCTGTGTTGAAGTATGTCTGTGTCAATCGGTTCCGCCGTAATACTCCTCGTCGTGTCCGTTGTCGGTACCGCTGTCGGCCCACGAAACAACCCCACACGCTAAGATAGCGACGTAAGACAGGCCAAGAGGCCAAGCCACCCAACCTGGCCACCCGAACCAGTCAGCGATAGTACTAGCCGAAAACACGCACAGTCCTGCGATGATTAACCAAATCACGAAGTAGAAAAGCTTATCCATCTTGTCTCCTTAGTTTCCGCTTAATGAGTATCTGCTTGACTTCTTTCTCTAAGGCCGGGACTCCGCCATTCCTCTTAAGGCATCCTTCCGCCATCGAAATTGCATCTTGACGGGTAGCACATCTATAAGAGAGCTTTAGGCCGCAACGGGGTTCTGTTACTGACCATCCTCTAGCGGCCAGGGCAGGTAGGTCATCGGCGCCGATAATAATATCCTTATGGACAACCATCGGCAGGCCCGCTACCCGACAGGCATAACCTCTCTTCACCCTACAAACGTCGATTTTGAATTTGCGCGGGTTCAGGTAGACAACTACGGATGTGTGTTTCATGCGTTAATCTCCAAACGTTTCGTCATACCATCGCTCGCAGGAATGGCATAGCTGCGGGTTCCTGCACCATCGGCGCCAGAACGCTAATCGCCTTCCACAATCGCGGCACCGTCTCATGCGTTGATCTTTCTATAACACCGTTTGCAGCGGCCATCGAACTGGCTTCTGTGCCGTGAACCGTGGCCACATTTCAGCGGTTTAGCTCGGCGATTGTCGCGCTCGATACGGGTCGCCTTGTTCCGCTCGCGCTTGCCTCGCATTCGGTATCTCTGGCACTTAACTTTGTTGCGACCGACCTTGCGGCCCTTCTTACCACCTTTGGATGTTTGCCCACCGGCCATTATAAATCTAACCCTTTCCTCTCGGCTCCACAAATTGAACACCTTCCATACACAGTCTTGGCGCGATAACCGCAATGCGTACACCGTGGAGCCTCAGGCGTCTCGCATTGAGGGCAACCCGGCAGGTGCATTCCATCCGGTAGCGGTGTAGCGTCCTCTCCTTCTTTCTGTGTTCCATACTCACCCCTTGGGCACACACATGTAGTCTGCATTATCTTACTTTTAGCTGATAGTAGACGGCGAGCGATGCGTGTACCTCTGCCAGAGCAACCTGTTTAGGCATCTCTACCTTAAGCAGATCCTCGGCAGCTTGTGCGTGCTCAGCCGCCGCATTCCCGTAACTGAATTTCTTAACCTGCGAATCTTTAATCATCTCACTCATTATCTGTCTCCTTTGTATAGCCGTACTTTCATACCCGCTCTAGCTGCCCGTGTAACCATATCTCTAGTGCCCTTACTTTCCGACAGGTTAGAGTGGAAGGCGATTACGTCATCCGGGTCTAGCGACAGCATCGCCGCGTTGCGCCGTGGCCCGGCCGACTTACCTAATGTAGTCCACATAGCGTTAACGATGGCGCAGTGGATGCCGAGAGAATAACAAACTTTCTCGGCTAATGTATCCGCCCCTCGGGCGCCGCCTGTTATGACGAGTAGATCATCTCCATGTGCGCGCTGGAGCTTAGAGAGGACTTGAACGAGTGCCGCACGGTCTCGCCACTCCCTATCCCCTGTGATTAGCACGCGGTGCATTATCTCCTCCTCCTTCGGTAGATCCGTTTGCGTCGGCGCTCATTGAGTCTGTGCATCCGATACAGGGAGGGGAAGTCTCTGATCGTAGCCACAGCGTGCTCGCCCATCATTAGATTGTCGCCATGCCAGTAGTAAGGGTTAGTCCGTTCCATAGTTAGTCCTCCTCTGGGTACAGGATTGCCAACTCTTCCGGGTAGCCGAGTCTGGTCAGCATCCGGTCTACCTCTTCCAGTGTGAGTTTGCGGATAACGTCATTGCTCTCAGTCTTACGCTGCATGACCCGACGCAACGCCTTGTCGGCAAGCCCGCTCGACCGCACAACTCTGGAAAATCCTCTGCGCTCGACCAGATCGTTTAGCCACCGCGACAGCGGCATTATGGGCAGGTAGGTGATTGTCCCGTTCTGAGGCAGCGCGCGTCTCTTGAACCTGCGCCGTCTGACTCCATCGCGCCGCCTTCTGCCATCCGCCTTTATGCGTTCATACTCGCGTCGGTTATCTCGTTGGGCCTGAGTCATTCTCTTCATTCTCTGTCTGCGGTAGGTGTTATTAATCCGGCGTTCGCGCTCATTGCGTCGTCTGTAGCCGGTTCTCGATGGTTGGCGCTGGCTGTTCCTGTGCTTCGCCCTACTCCGTAGGCGCTGGCAGGTCTCACAGTGCGATTGCAGCCGCTTAGGTTTGCCATCTGCCCACTCATGCACGTGAAAGTAACTAACAGGCAGCCACCTTTGCCCTCTGTGAAACTTAGACGTGCATAACTTTCGTCCGCAAATGACGGGGTTAGTCGCCGCAAATCGGCCTTTAGCATTGTGTCTGGTCATATTTAAGTCGTGCGCGCTTAGATTTCATCAGCCAGTTGATTTTTGAAACTCATAGGGGCCGGGCCTTTTCAACGGCCCTCTCCGGTAGTTGTGAAATTTTATTCAATAGGGTATTTCTAAAATTGCTTTTCGTTCGTGCCTGTAAAGGGCGATTTCGTGCCTGGCGAAAACCCAATTTTAGAAATACCCCTTCTATATATAGATATGGATACTGTTTTTCTACTATCTGAGCCCGCCATGTTGGGGCGGTGCTCATCTCATCGCTTTCTTCGTTATCAGACGCGGACGGCCTCTCTTACCGCTACGCCTTTTGACTAGCTTGTAGCCGTGGTCAGTAATCATTGCCTTAAGCGGCTTAGCGGACTGGAAGCCCATTGCCTTACGCAGATCGGTTATCGACCACTCATCGCGATCTGCTAGTAGCTGTTCAAGTTTCATGTGGTGCTCTGCGCGGTCGGCCTTAGCCTGGAAGATCTCGACCTCGTAAACCAAGTCCTCATCGGTGCCAAGGTTAAAGTGACAGCGGATAGCTCCCTGGGGCGCATGGCCGCGATGGTCGGGGAGCAGGCGCACTGAGAATTGATCGTCGCCTCTCTCGACATAGACGGCGCTCTCAAACCAACGATGGAATACTCCGGTGCCCGACATGCGAGCGGCGCCGTAGATCGGATTCATCGTGTTCTGCTTCTTGTAATGGTGAATGATAAGAACGCCCACGTCATAGTTCTGCTTCAATTCGAGTAGGTGTTTAAGGACAGGCGTAACTTGGACCTGCGCGTTCTCATCGACGCCCGGCGTCATAAGGTAGAAGGGATCGAGGACGATCAAGGCCGGATCGTATTTCTCGCACTGGTCGGCCAACCATTCGAGTCTGTCAGGATCGGTAAGGTCGAAACCGATGTTGTTATAGATGTGCATGGGCAGGTGTTTATGTTCGGGGATTATTACCTCGTCGCGCTTTGCATCGTAGGTGGCAACGTCGCCAAGCAGGCCACGCGAAGAGGCGATCCGCATGAAGCGATCCTGTACCTCGCCCTCGTCATTCTCTTCCTGAATGTAGATGACGTGCCCTGTACGTGGGATCTGGAAGTGGTCGAGGAAGGGAGTGCCTGAGGCAATCGAGACCGCAAGGTCGCTGGCGATAAAGGACTTAAAGGTCTTCGCCTCTCCGGCCAGAACACCATGTGCCCGGTCTGACCAAATTGACTCGACCAACCATGAGGGCTTTCTTAAACGCTTGTTTAAGAAGTTATCGTAAGTAGCCTCATCCTCAGTAGATTTCTGTTTGGTCGGCTTCGACTTCGATGATGCCTTCCGTTTCTTCGCGGTAGAGGATGAGGATTTTCCCTTGCCACCAGTAGACGCCCGGCGAGGTTGGGCGGTACCCGGCAAGCGGGACTTGGATCTCTTGGCCTTCGATCCAGCGTTCGAAGTCTTCCCATTTAAGTTTGCGGCCTTGTTTATCTCTGCCCATAGTTGCGATACCTCCCGATTTTGTCCTTTGTACTTATTCCACACCGTCTTACGTACAACAGCTAATGTCTCCTCAGGTGAGAGCCCTTCCTTAAGAAGTAGGTTCTCCAGTTGCCAAAGGCGTTCGCTGCGATCTCCGCGTGCGACTCTTGCCTTATAGAGTTTGCGGATGCGGGCACTAACTCTGTGGTTGCGAAGGATCTGCGCCGGGGGCGTCTTCGGGATTCGCAGGTCTCTCAACGCAACCTGACTGGTTCTGGGTACATCGACAACATGAGTTAGTCGAGCGATATATCTGGCTTCGTAGGTTATTTGAGAATCGAACCAGAGCAGGTTGACTCTGAATGGCTTAGCCCGCTTATGGGAGACGGTGCCGGGAACCCGTAGCACCTTGGTTAGAGACCAACCGCCTTTATCGGCTTCGGTGAAGTAGGTAACTCGTTGGTTGAGCGCGCCGAGCACTTCCGGGGGGAGGGGGCGTCTTAACAACCACATTGCCTGGTAGCGACCGGGGGAGGTCTCCCAAGCTACCGTAGGTCTAAGGTCGGGTAGGTCGCTAGGGTTAATCTCGTCAAGGTCGGCATAGAGCCAGCGACCGGGGAGGGCATAAGCCTTGCGCCGGAAAGGCTCTGTGAAAAGGCCGGGTGTGAAGTAGAGGTTTTCCCCTTCGTTGGGGAGCGGTCTATTGAAGGTGGCGGTATGTTCGATAACCCGGCGTCGGTTATCGTGCCATCCCTCTTCCTCGTCTCTCCATGCAAGAAAAGCGAAGCCGTCAATACGTTGTAGGCGCCATACGCGCCGGAGAAACTTCTTGGGGTCCATACTCCCTCGTTAACTAACAGTGTAGGGAACGGTGCAGGGTCGGGTCGAGGGCGCAGTATAGCGATTTTTGAAACAGGCCGCAAGGTGGTTGCGGACGGCGGGCGAAGCTGCTAAGGTGCTTGCCGTTCGATGCGCTGTCGCGCTTCCCTGTGGGAGCCATCGACTAGCCAAGGTGCGGTCCCTTAACTCCGGAGCCGGAAAAAATCAGATCCCGAGTCCCCTGCCTTCGGGGTCGATGAGGGGTAAGGGACCGCACCGCTTAGCTTAGTTTGGAAGGGGTACGCGAGGGTGGATGCCGAGATACTGAGAAAGCTTCAAAAGCCCTCAGTGGCATCCCCCTTGCTTAACAACCTGATGAGGGATGTGCTGTGCAAGCTGGAGTTGATTAGCGAGGTACGCGCCGCCCGGTTAGAGAGCGAAACCGCACGGCTTAAGTCGGGGTCCGTGCCACCGCAAGGAAGCGGCTTAAGGGTAGCGGAGGTAATGGTCTCCAGGTATGACAACTGCGAGAGCAATTGGGAGCGCCTGCTTGTCGTCAAACAAGCGCAGCGGATCTATCGAGAGAGCAGGGAGGGTCAGAATCCCGCTAGGCGAAGGGGTACGCGCGAGTGGAGGGACGCTATAGCTAACGATACACGCGCGAGCGCGTTAGTAGGGAGAGACTACGGGATCAGCGCAAGCTACGTAAGGAAGATCCGCAACAGAGAGGGGTAAGAGCGTGCTACTGTGCTGACCGTCAAAAGTCAGGATGCAGTGCTTGGCCCTAAGGGGCCTTTTTAATACCCACAGTTAGTTAACTAACAGTGCAGCAACAGGAAGTTAATTAAGGCAGTAGCAGGCACGCGCGGACGTTCCGCTTTCACTGTACCGGTGTTAGTACGCGTGTTGGTGTGGTGTTAGTAACGTAACGGTGTTGGTACCGTGTTAGTGTGGTAACGTGTTGGTAGGGTAACAGTAAGGTAACGGTGTTAGTAACGTAAGGGTGTTAGTAAGGTAATGAGACCAAGAGGCATAACCAAAGGCAAGCGTGGTGGAGCAAGGATGAAAACCAAAACTCTGCCTAACGGCGGTATGTCGAAGCAGCGTGGACCCTCTAAGCGATTGCCTGGCCAGACTCGCAAGCTCTCAGCGACTAAGACGATCCCTCAGCGCAGACTGTCCAGAATGGGAGTCAAGGGCAAGAGACGCAGACAGAGGCTGTACCGGGATGCTATGGCGCTCACAGGACTGTCGGCTGAGGAAATGCGTAACGTCGATCCGGTCGAGGCGATGCAACACGTACTCGATACATCCTTCGCACACTTACTCTTCGCCGGTACGAAGGTAAGCGAGCTACCTGAGGATGAGTTATGGCGGGGGTTCGGTCAGCATAAGACACCTAACGAGTGGATCAATTACGAGTCACACCTGAGGCGAGA